CTGACGTGGCTGAGGAATAAAGTTTAGTATCGTTGGAACGATACCAATCCGGCTTATTGGGTTGTTTTTCGTATTTCATATCACTGATTTCATTGATGAGAACTTAGTCTCGACCTTTTCGGTCAGCTTAGTTTTAAACGTAGCTTTCGGATACTGCTTCGACATAAAAGAGCTAAGTTCTTTTGCCGCTTCATTCGCAGACCACTCTTGGCAAAAGCTCTCCCGCTGTAGGTAGAGATGCGAGGTATACTGATCACCCACCCATGCGGTTGCCGTGTAGCGGATTATCCCCTCAAACGGTGGGGATGGAGTTACTTCGATGGTGATATCCATCTTGCTATTACTTAATACTTTCATTGGTTTTTCTCTTATTAGTTTATTTAGCTCAGGCTGATTCCTGATTGCCGCACCCTGATACAGGAATCAAGGTGCGGGGGTCAGGGTTCAGTGAAGGATATCTATCGAGACAGATTCATTTTTGAAAATGTGGGTTCGGTAGTCTCCTTCTCCGCCTTCTACTATTGTCTGCACTAACTCCGCGCCGACTTCGACGGGGCCGAGCGATTGATCATAGACGTTGTAGGTTGGTTTACCCGAATCTAAGAGCAATGTCGTCCCGTTCGAGAGGTGGACCTGATCCACGACATCGGTCGAGATGTCGGGATCTGCGTAATCGATTGATTCAATTATTATTTTCATGGTTTTTGGTTTTTGGTTTAGAATGTGAAGAAGAGGATTTCAAGGATCTTACGAGTGATAGTATCTAGCCCGATCCATGAGATGAGCGCGAGAGCCGGAATGTAAAGGACCGACACGATTATTAAATGTTTGCGTGGAATCATTTTTAATTGGTTTCTTGGTTTTATTGTTAAGCAGGATTGATCTGATCAATCCACCTATACCCCCGCCCGAAGGCGGGAGCAACGGTGAAACGATTAGCTCTCCCGATAGATCGAAGCGACTTCGCCAAATTTGTAGATGCGGGTATGGTAGCCGTAGTCAAGCCACAAGACAGGAAGCGGCGGTTCGTCTACCTCTGACCAGTCGCTCGCTAGTCCATCGGTGATGTAAACGATTCCCTTGGCCTCGGGCGCGTTTTCCTCAACCCAGTCGAAGGCCGGTTTGAACTTCGTTCCCCATCCGCCGTGAAGCTCACGGCCAACGGGGTCGCCAGCATTTAACTCCTCATGGTGCCGGACGATGTAATCGACATGGACAACGTGAATCGTTTTCGGCGCGACATCGGATGACAACGTCTCGATCTGGTCGAGAGCGGAGGTGACGAAAGGGTTGTCATTTACAACCGATCCGGACGTGTCGATGATCACGACAAGCTCGCCGACATTGCGGCAGGATCTCTCATCCTCCACTAGTCCGGTTCCGGAGTAGAATGAGGCATCGATGCCATCGTACTCGCCTCCGGCGATCGAAGACGAAAGCCATTGCGAGAGGTGATCTCGCCAGTCTACCTTCTGGAACTGATTGCGAGCATCGGCCACAGCTTTCGAGAGGGCATCACTGCCGCCGATTCCGGCAATCTTATCCATCTCGTTTTGCGCGGCGTTTTGCTCGATCGTCTCATTGACCGATCGGTCGAAGTCCTCGACCGTCTCACCGTCTTCGAGAGACGGCTCGAAGAAATCGCCGGAGTGAATGTCGGAGAGATCGTCGGGATCGGATGGCTTGCTGCCGCTGCCAGACTCATTGCCAGACTCATCGCCGGACTCATCGCCAGACTCATCGCCGGACTCGCCAGACTCATCGCCGGACTCGCCGGACTCGCCAGACTCATCGCCGGACTCATCGCTCTCCTCCGGCTTGTCGGCCAGAAGGAGGTTGTATAGCGAGAGTGCATCATGGCCATCGCTCAAAGCGCGGTCAAGATAGGCCCCTTCAATGATCGGGAACGGCACAAGGCCGACCGTCTCCTGATTGATCTGATCGATCAGGCCGTTGACCAGATAATCGACGGCGATGTTGGCAGTCTCACGGTCGGCCATGTCGCGGCATCGGATCGGATGGCGGAGCATTGCGTGCAATGCTTCATGCAGGAACAGGAAGGCCGTGAAGCCGACCGGATCGGCGGAGCGGGCTAGCTTGTCGATCCCTTCCCGATTCAAGTAGAGGGAACGACCATCAGTCGCGCCGTAGGGCGTTTCGCTCGTCTCCTCGATTGGCATCGAGAGATAGGATTGGTAGCCGAGGCCGCCATATTGCCGGAGGCGGCGTGCGGCTTTCTCAAGGAGTTCTTTATTCATTTTATCAGTTCTACGTTTTAGATTCCAAATCCGGCAAGCAGGCTTTCGGCCTCCGCCTTCACGGCCTCGGCCTTCGCGGCGTGCGACTCGCGAGCGGCGGCGTCCGGTAATGCTTCCTTCTTTGCTGCAAGCCCTTCCAGTTTGGTCGCCAGACTGGAGAGGTCCGGCAATCCGAGCCAGTTCTGCTCGCGCATGTCGGCGGCCACGGCCACGACCTTGTCGAGCCGCTCCTGTCGAAGCCGCTTGCCATCGACAAGCTGGTCGATGGTTTCGGTCAGCTCCGCGATGCAAGTTCGGATCGGCTGGGCATGGGCCGTCTTAAACTCGTTTTGCACCTTCGCGTTGTTAGCGCGGAGGCGAGCGGCAACCTCGCCGCTCACTTGATCGAGGACGGCGTTGCTGACGCCGGAATCGACTGACCGGAATTCCAAGTCGAACCCAAAGTCGGCGAGGAATTCCGATCGAGTGGGGACCTCAACCTCGAAGGCGAGGTTGCCGATCTCCGCCAGCCGCTCTCGAATCAGGCTGTCGTATTGATTCCCGATCTGATCGAGAAGGCGATCGAGTTGGCTGCGGCGGGCGTCGAATTCCTTTTGAATTGATTCTACGTCAGCGGCTTTGATATAGGTCGCTCCGGCGATCTCATCGACGGCCAGACCTTTTTTCAGCTTCTCTCCGGTCACGCCTTCCTTTCCTTTCCGCAAGAATGGCGTCATGCCATTGATCAACTTGAATGCCTCCTTCACCAGATCTGATTTGACAACTTTGACAGAAGGGGCATTCACCTCCTTCTCATCGACTCCGGCACGGCGGCAGAGGTCGGTGAGTTGCTTGGGCAAGCTTCGAGTCAGTGATGGTTTCGCGGTGGAAACCTTTGCTATTAAGATACTATTCAGTTCTTTCATGGTATTGGTTTTTCTAGGTTTGGGGTTAAGGGTTAGAGGTTGAGGTTTTGCAGCTGGGCTTGCGCTCTATGCAGTTCGAGAGGGATGCCCGCTGCCTTGGCGGCATTGAAGGACCAGACCCTCATTTCGGGGTCTAATGGGAGCAAGATCCGATCGATGATTGGATCGAGCTTGCCGCCCGCGACAGCGGCCTCCGGATCCTTTCCGGCAAGGTCAATCGCTCTCCTGATTGCGCAGTGGGCGATGGCGTAGCGATCTTGCGGGCCGTTCGGAAGCGGGGCCTCGCCTTTCAGGATTGACTCCATCAATGGCAAGATCTTGCGGGCCAGTGAAAGGAAGGCGCAGCAAGCATCGGCGGCAGTCTGTCCGACCTTACTTGCCAGAATTAGATTCTGCAATGCCGGATCGGCGGGCCATGCCGGACTAGCCTCCACCGCAAGAGCGGCGGACCATTCTCGCGGTTGAGGGTAAGGCTCGCCGCGCCATGGCTTCGGCGGGGCCGGACAAAAGAAGTCGGCGACCTCCGATCCGGCCTTAGCCGCGTAGCCTAAAAAGGCGGCGATTGGACTTGCGGCGGCACGTTCACCCTCGTGAGCGGCCCAGCTTTTGACAGTCGGGAGCCATTCGATTGAGGAGGACCGACCGACGATCGGAGCCTTGCCAGTATTACTGGCGGCGGCATCCTCTCTCCGGTTGCCCGTCAGGACAACGAACGTGCCTTTCGGCAATTCATGGCTGCCGACTCGCGGCACGCCGTCCGGAGATTTGAGGCCGTGGAACAGGCACTGAATGCTTTGCTCCCATGACTCAAACTCGTCGAGGATGATGAGGTAGGGGTCGTCGCCGACCTTATCCCTCAACGGCAAGTCGATGGGCTTGGTCCTCCAGCTTTCACGGCTGGCGGCATCAGGCATGAGCTGGCCGATTACTTGGCTCGGCAAGCTGCCGGAGAAGTTGACCAGCTTGACCCGCTCGGAGTCAATGCCGATTGATTTGGCCAGCTTGGCGGCCAGCGTAGTTTTTCCGCCTCCGGATCGGCCAAGAATCCGGAGGTAGTTGTCTGCGAAAAGGGCGGCCTTGGCAACCGCTTCTATCTGATCGACAGTCGAGGCTGTCGGTGTATTGGTTTTTGCATTCATAGCTATCAATCACCAGCTCATCGCCGCAAGAGGGCGGGTCATTTTCGAGCTGGTGACTGATAGCTATGTCCCGCCGGAGCGGGAGTAGCTGTTAGGATTCACTTTTTATGAAGGGGCCATCGACTCCGATGCCCCAGCCTCGGAGGTAATCACGGGAATGGATTGATAAATATCGGCGCGGGTTTTTTTCGCATTTATCTGCGAATTTGATCGCCTTGCCGAGATCATCACTCTCAAAAAGTTTCACGATTTCTCCCGATCCGCCTACTTGACACCAGACAATGTGTTTTTCTTTTTTTGCTTTCATAGCTCACAACTTCCGACATGGCCGGAGGCTGTGAGCTATGGCCGCCCGAAGGCGGCTAGCTTGTGAGTCGCATGGTGGTAACCGCTCACCTGCCCGATTCGGGGCGGACTACTCAACCTGCCGGAAGGAGCGGCGGGAATAGTTTCAGGGTAATGGCGGACCCTCACTTGTGATCTCGACCGGACCCTCTCAAGAGCTGCTCCGGCTGTATGGTTCCCAACGGGGCATCCGCGCCGCTGGCCGTAGTAGGGTGGCCCATCGCTCTCGCGTTATGGGTCCGGCCCTCTTTACGTTCGGTGACTCCTCTCTCGTCCTTTCCGGTTGACCCTTAATCATGGCGGCTTGGTAGCGGCTCGGTCTCACTCGGTGAAGGTGGAGAGAGGAGGTGACGGGGCGATCCATGATCACTTGCCCCTCCTCATCCGATGGCCACTGCAAACTGGGCTTGAGACCGATCGGGCGTCACCTCGCGGCGACAACGCAAGACAATCACGCGCCCTTTATCCTGACAAGTAGTTTTTTGAATAAAATGACAATAAAATGGCTGCACTATATACGCACGACCAACGAACACCTATTCTACTGTTCAGACTAACAGCGAATCGCGCAGGATCGCGTTTCAGGATTCTTTCGATACCATGTCCATAAAATGACAAAAGCGCATCAGAACGCATTCTGGGGCCATTACGCGAGTTTCAGACATTCTGCGATTCCACAAGACAATTATTCAGGAAAAGGGATAAGGGATTCAGGGATTCAAGCTGATGTCGATGACCATCGCCATTCCTCGCCATTCTTCCGGAGAGTGAACGGGCAATGCATCAACGTATCATGATTCCTGAATCCCGATTCCTGTCTCTTGTTTCCTGACTCTTGTTTCCTGTCTCCTGATTCCTGTCTCCTGTTTCCTGTCTCTTGTTTCCTGTCTCCTGTTTCCTGTCTCCTGATTCCTGCATCTTGTTTCCTGATTCCTGTTGCACGAAACAGGACGCACGAAACAGGACGCACGATTCAGGATGCATGAATCGGGATACATGAAACAGAATTCGTGTATCGGACGCGAGCGAGTGATAGACCTTTTGAGGCGCGATCGCGCAACACGCCACGGGTGGGGGGTCGGCTTTTTCTGCGGAGCCGTGTATATACATATCCCTATTTAGAAAAAAATTGACCAATATGCTGGTTTTTGGTATTGAGGGGCATGGCGGAATACGACCCAAAAAAGAAACGGGAATACTATTTGGCGAACCGGAAGGAGCGTTTGGCGTATCAAAACCAGTATTACCGAGAATCGAAACCGCGCTTCGAGAGGCGGAAAGAGATCCAAGAGCTGCTCGAACCGGAAAAACTAGAAGAGGCCAAAAAGAAGCTAAGTGACTACAACAAAGCTTATTACAAGAAAAATAAGGACAAGATTCTGGCGAAAAGAAGGGCGCGGAAACTTTTTTCTGGACATCTTTAGTATCTTATAGTTTTCTACCCCCCCACCTCAAAAACTTTCTCTCTAATATATTAGTATCTAATAGTAACTATAAGATACTAAGGGTAGTGGGGAAAAGTTTTTGAAGTGGGGGTCCTGAAAACTATAAGATACTAAAGATGAGAATACCTGAAAACTGGAAAGAAATCAAAGGCGCGCCACAATACGCGCTGTCGCCTAACGACCATGTGTATAACATGAAGCTCGCGAAAAGGGTAAAACGCTATAAGCTTAATACACGGTCATACTCTTACGTCGTAGACGTCGAGGGAACGCAACGGAGAGTTTACCATGACGACTTGAGTGTGCATCAACACACGCTACCAAACGTAGAGATGCGAGTCGTCGATGATTATCCTGATTACAAGGTCACACCTTACGGAGCTGTCTGGAAATTCCGGAATACTGGTAGGAAGTATCGAGGTAACCCGTTTCTAGTCCATACTAAGGACATCGGAGAGAAAGAGTATGTCCGCCTCAAGACAGAAGACGGTCGCGCCCATTGGGTCCGCATGGAGAAGATCGTGGAGGACGCCTACCCTGAACATTGACATTGACGACGAAATCCATATACTCGCAAAGTATGTCAAACCTAATTGACTTGGACGGACTCGACTTGGGGAGTCTCGATGAAAAAGGGAAACCAGTCGAGACACGCCTGAAGGACGTGAAGTCTGCTGTCGGCCTATTTGCTACCTTGCTCAAGGCTGATGAGAAGTCCGCTGTCAACCGTGCGCGGATCGACAGTATGTTTGACGGTGCTGCGCCTTACAGCCAATCGCAGTTGGCGGCTAGTGGTCAGGGACTCAAGACCAACTTGAACTTTGGAGAAGCGCAGCGTTTGCTGGATATCTCTCTTTCGGCCTACGTTGACCTCTACAGCTCTTTGGAGCGTCTTGTGGAGGTGAAATCCACAACGGGCGAGAAAAGCGAGCAGGGGCCAAAAGAGGACGTTGTAGCGGAAGAGCTGACAAACTTGTTCCGCCGTTGGCCAGAGTTTCACTCCAGCTACCTTCGACTTTGCACTCAATTCATTAAGCACGGCGTAGGTATTGCCTACTTCGACTCGCCCGACGACTGGAAGTTTCGAGTCGGCGGTTTTGCAGATATCCTGATTCCGAGACAATCACCTGCCTCTGAGAACGGGATCGACATCGCTATTGGCCGACGCCAATACCATCTGCACGAGCTATATCATTTCATCAAGAACGAGAAGGCCGCTAAATCAGTTGGTTGGAACGTCGATGAGGTCAAGCGGGTGATGCTTGACAACGTGAAAACTTCGGGTCGCTCCTATCAATCTGGCACGACTTACTCCGACTATGAAGCTCTTCAAGCGGAGATTAAGAACAACGACCTCTACACCGGAATTCAAAACCCAACTGTAGACGTGCTTCATTACTGGGTCCGCGAGATGGATGGGAGCGTAAGCCACTATATATCGGCTGAAACCAGCCCGAAGGACTTCCTCTACAAGAAGGTTAGTCGCTATGCTTCACCGGAGCAGGCGTATATCTTCTTCTCGTATGGCGTTGGCAGCAACGGCACCTACCATTCTGTTCGGGGCTTGGGCCAGCGGATCTTCTCGCATGTCCAGACGAGTAACCGTTTACGTTGCCAGCAGATTGACGGCGCGATGCTCGGCTCTGCCGTGATGATTCAACCGGAGAACCAACGCTCGCTGGACGAGCTACAGTTCACTTTCTACGGCGCGTATGCCGTGATGTCGCCCAACGTGCGGATTGTCGAGAAGGCGATCCCCAACTTAGGCACAGCGGTCCAACCAGCGTTGCAGGACTTATCGCAGCAGCTCGCACTGAATACCGATACGATATCCACCTATGGACCGAATCAGGGTTCACCATACAAGAATCAGATGCAGGTGGTAGCCGACATGGATGTCGCTACCCGTATTTCTGGTTCTACCCTTAACTTGTTCTACGCGAGCTGGACCCGCCTGATGCGCGAGATGGTTCGCCGAGTAGTCCAGACCAAACGTCCTGACGCTGCCATTAAAGACTTCTTCGCACGGTGCGAGAAGCGCGGCGTAGACGCAGACTTTATTAAGAAACTTGATGTCGAACAAACCAAAGCAGTCCGCTCTATCGGAAACGGCTCACACGCTAATCGACTCGTCGCACTGCGGGAGCTGCAAGGAATCAGCGGACAGTTCGATGACGTGGGCCGCCGCAACCTTACTCGTGACATCGTTAGCACTCGTGTCGGTCACGACCTCGCGGATCGCTACGTTCCGGCGCAAGACTCGGAGAGGCCGACGGTAGATACCAAGATTGCCTATCTGGAGAACCAGCAGTTGCAGCAAGGACAGCCAGTTCCGGTTGTATCGAGCGAGTTACACGGCCAGCACTTGCAGTTGCACGTTCCGTTGCTCCAGCAGATCATCGAAGCCATCGACGGCGGTCAGGCAGATCCACAGAGAGTCCTTCCGGCTTTGCAGGCCCTCTACCAGCACATCAGCGAGACCGCCCAATTTGCTGCGGGCGATCCAGCGTTGCAGGCTACAGTGGCTCAGACGAAGCAAGTCCTCCAGTATGCCGAGGAGGCCATCAACAACACGATGAAGGCGTTGGAAAAGATCCAACGCGAGCAGGCAGAAAATATGCAAGAAGGGGCTGGACAACCCCAAGCGTCTGAGATAGATATGAAACTACAGAAGGCGCAAGTCGATATGCAGATCGCGCAGCAAAAGGCAGAACTGGACATGGCTATCAAGCAAAGAAAGTTCGACCAAGAGCAAGCGATCCGTGATGCCGAAGCCGCCTTAAGGTTTCGTGAACAAGAATAATGCCAGCTAAAAAGGCCGCAAAGAAAGCAGCGAAGAAGATCGCCGTTCCAATTAAACTGGAGCGGTGGTTTAATGACGTTAAGGCTGTGACCCACCTACATGATCTCATCGAAGATCCGGTATTCCAGCAGGCTGTGGCCATCCTGAAGGAAGCCTCTGGCCCTACCGTTACTGCTTTAGATCCTGACCCGCAGGCCAACAGCCACAAGCTGGCGTGGTATGCTGGCTACCGAGACGCTTTCAATGATTTGGAGAAGCTGACACATCGGCCCTCCACCCACAAACCAAACCAACCTGACGAATGGACGCACCTGTAGAAGCTGTAGAAGCCGCTGAAGCCGTAGAAGCACCAACTAATGTGGATGCCCTGCCGGACGCCACCGAACCCTCTTCCTTTGAAGCCTCGTTGGAAGCAGCGTTTGCCAGCCTTGACCAAGCACCCGCAGAGCCTGAGCCTGAACCAGCCGCAGAGCCTGAACCGGAACCTGAACCAGCCGCAGAGCCTGAACCCGAACCAGTGGCTGAGGAATCAGTGGAACAGGATACAGGGGATCAGGAATCAGATCCAATCGAAGACTTGTCGGAGGACATTGGCGACGACTGGACACCTAAAGCGGCTCATCGCTTTAAGGAACTCAAGACGGAATTGAAGACAAACCGTTCAGAGTTGGAGCAGTTGCGTCAGCAGTCAAAGGAATATGAGTCGAAAATACAGGAACTCACCGGACTTGTCGAAAACAAAGACGTCGAGCAGCTACAGTCGAAACTGGCGGAATATGAGCAGCAGCAAGCACTCTCGAACCTTGAGCAGACTCAAGCGTATCAAACAGCGGTATCGGAGCCACTAGCGGCTTTGGTAGAGCAGGCTGACCAGATTGCTGACAAGTATGAAGTCGATCCAGACGCTTTGGTCGATATTATCTCGTTGGACGACCCGCAAGAGCAGGAGGAGCAGTTAGCAGAGCTTTTGCCAAATGCTAGTGACCGAGATAAGGCTCGGATCTTCCGTATCATGGAAGAAGTTGACCCGATCATCCAGCGTCGTGAGCAGCTTTACCAGAACGCTGATGAAGCCCTTGCTGAAGCAAAACAACTCGAAGAGCAGCAACTAGCCGCAAATGCAGCAGAACAAGCCCAACTTAGGCAGAATGTCACCAAAAACGTCGTCGAAAGAGTCCAGCAGAAGTTGCCCTTCCTCAAAGGAATCGAAGGACTTGATATGCAAGCCATCCAGCAGAAGGCCGCTGAAACCGACCCATCTGTTCTCCATCCTGTTGACCACGCCTACAATGCGGTCTCAGCCCAAGTCTTCCCGACGGTTGTTCGACAGTATCTTGAGATGAGAAAAGAGGTTGAGTCATTGACTGACCGCCTTGCGGAGTATGAGGACGCAGAGCCAGCGATGTCTGGTCAGACGAAAGCTTCTTCGGTAACAGGCTCCGGCCTAAGCGACGATATGTCATTCGAGCAGCGTGTGAACGCGGCTCTGGGGGCTGTGTGACCCCATTGACAGATTTCTAGTCGGTGGTAATATGCGCGTATCAGTTGGGTTGCTCTAGCCTAAATTAGTTCTATTACAACTGGTAAAGCACATAGAAACTCGTGGTTGCTCTAGCCAGTAAATAGTTCTAATTGAGGTTCGCCCTAAACTTTTTAGTTTCCGACCACGTTGGCCGGAAGCGCAAACCCTTATTTATTTAGAACAATGTCTACCTTTAATTTGGGGTCTACTGGCCTCGCTTCAATTAACACCATTCTCGCTGAAGAAGCTAACCGCATCGGCAGCGACATCTACTCACGCACGCTCCACACCTCTCCTTGGTTGGACCTCACTAAGCAGTCCGCATTCCCTGATGGGATGGGATACCAGCAGACCACGCTCGTTTATGATCGTGCTGTTGCAACTTCTGACGCTGCCGGAACCACTGTTGCTGGATCTGGCGCATGGTCTAACGTAGGCGGTCAGTTCACCTCGACCGACCTTACTATTGGTCAGATCGACGACGCTGCTCAGGATGTCCAAGGCGGACGCGGTGACGGGCAAGATCCCTCTGACAACAACCCCGCCGGAACCGACCGACGCTCGTATGTCCAGTTCAACAAGAAGCTCAAGCCTTACTCTTTGCAGCGTGCTGTGATTGAGTCCCCAAAGATTTCTTTGGAAGACCTCCGCTTCGCTGCACACCGTCAAGAGCAGCTTCGCGCCATCATGGACATCATGACTCAGGTCACCCGCAACACTTGGGAGAACCGCTACCGTGATGAGTTCCACTCCATCGCTGACAACAAAGTTCTTTGTGCAACTTCTGGAACTGTAATTACTACCGCGCAGGAGTCTCTTGCTAAAGTGCCAACGGCAGCCGTTACTGCTAACGTATCTAACGCTGTTCTCGACAAGATCTACTACAGCCTCATCCGTGCTGGCGCAGGCTCTAACGCTTACGGTCGTGAAAACGGTCGCCCAGTGTTCTCGCTCGTCCTCTCCTCTGAGGCTTCCTACCAGCTCCAGACTGAAGCAGGCTTCCGCGATGACGTTCGTTACAACAACGCTAAGGTCAGTGATCTCATCGCCCCTCTCGGCATCGAGAAGTCCTTCCGAGGATTCTACCACCTCGTTGACGATCTTGCTCCACGCTACGCAGCTAACTACTCACTTGTTGAGCCTTACAGTGTATCCGCTGGAGGAATTGCTACTCCTAACCCCGCATACGAGGCAGCTCCGTTTGAAGCAGCTTACGTTCTCCACCCTGAAGTTTGCGAAGCCCTCATCCCGAACCCCATGACTGGCGGTAACGGAATCAGCTTCGATCCTGTCAACTACCGTGGTAAGTTTGACTGGAAGAACATCGCTAATGAGATTACCAACCCTGACGGAACCATCGGATTCTTCCGTGGTGTTCTTGCCAGCGCAACCAAGCCCATCAAGACTGAGTTTGGTTATGTTCTCCTCTTCAAGCGTGACTCCAGCACTCCTGCTGCTTAATTAATCTAGTTAGGTAATGTTCCTGAAATCTGTTTCGGGAACATTACTTAGCGTAACTTTTATAGAATTATGCCAACACTAGATGACGCACCGACTATCGCGAAGCTGCTGGGGACTACTGATCTGACCGCTGTCAATTCTGCTGCAAAAGATCAGCTTAATAAAGATGATGTTCTTCAGGTTTACGATATCTCCGAGCAAAAAGCTAAGACCATTACCGTCGATGAGTTAGCGCAAGCCTTGGGAATGAGTCCTTTAGCTTCTTAAGCTAATCACGTATCACTTAACATGAACCCCGTTACCTGTCTCCAAAACGGGTAGCGGGGTTCTTTTTTACAGAAAAAATTACCATGGCAAAATTATATACCGCAGCCGAGTTAGCTTCAAACTCACCTTTAAAAACCGCCCTTGAATTAGCTTTAGAGGGACGCCCGTTGACTCGCGGACAGCAAGAGTTACTTCAAAAAAATCGCGAAGTGGTAAACAAACTGTTATCCGCCGAACCTGAAGATTTTTTATCGAGGGTTGAGGTAAGAGCGGATGGACAGAGGCCAATCAAAGTCGCCCCTAATTCAAGAGCGAATACGAGGACTTATAACAAGATGATGGACCTCATCGATTCGGGGGAATGGGATAAAATGACCGACGCTGAAAGGAAGTCTTGGACTGATAAAACTTTCAAAGAAGAGACAGAAAAAATTTCTAAGGAAACGAAGTCCAAAGCAACCGCAGAGGAACCAGCTAAGAAGGAACCAGCTAAGAAGAAAGCGACCAAGCCTAAATCCAAGGCTGGGATTAAACAGACTTTTGAGGAGGCATCTAGTAAATCAGAAAAGAAAGCACAAGAAGCCGTAGATAGGGCTACGAAAAAAGCAAAGGATACAGTAGATAAGACTGCGAAACAGGTAAAGAAAGAAGCAAAAGAGGCCGCTATCGATGTAGCCGAAAAGGCTGGCAAGACTAAGGGGGTGGGGAAAGTAGTTGGCGAAACGGTTGGTAAAGTTCTTGGTAAAGCAGCCTTGCCTCTAGAGGTCGCATTAGCAGCAAAAGACGTTTTTGACCTCGCTACCGATGAAGAAGAAAGAAAAAGAGTTCAAACTAATTTCAAGCAAATGGGCGGCAATAGTACCGCAGCACAAGCCTTTGAAGGTGCGGCGGAAGCCGTCATGAATCCAGTGAACTACATATATGGTGCAGGTTCCGCCCTATCTAGTATGGACGCGGGGCAACAAGCCTTATATGAAGCAGGAGAAATGAGGGAACGTCTCGCGCCTCAACGTGCGGCGAACCAAGCTAAAGGTGAGGCACGAGAGGCTGCTTTAGAAGGTGCTTTATCTGGTGTGGAAATGGAGGCTCTTGAGAAAGCTGCCGTCCGTAACCCCCAACTTCTAAAAGAATACGGAGCAATCCAAAGCCCTGAGCAAGCTAGAGCGTTATATGATTCCGCTTTTAGTGAGCCAGAACCCACCGTAGACGACGTTGTCGATCAAAGGTTAGCTGATGTTGATGCCGAAGAACCAGCCGCACCAGCCGCACCAGCCGCACCAGCCGCACCAGCCGCACCAGCCGCACCAGCCGCACCTAAAGCTGAGGCGATGAGTCCCGCCGCAACCGCAGCCACTGAGGCAGCGTTAGGGGCTGTCGAAGAAGCTACTGATGAACCAGAAGTCGATTACACCAACGAAGCCGTCGGGTTGTTCAAGAATACCCATGGAACCGAGTTTGACCCTAATTCTAAAATGGACAGGGAAAAGCTTGAGAAAATGAAGGGTATGCTTGCGAAACAAGGCGGCTTAGGTGAAATGTCCGCTAATCAATTCGCCCTTCAAGTCTACCGTAATTCCTAATGAACGACGTTTACCAATCTGATGATTCTCCTCAGCATGAAAATGCTGAGAAGGATCTGGAGATGATCCAGCAGCAGCTTTCCAACGTGCAAGCTAATGTTGAGCAGCTCCTACAGCAATGTGGTTGTGGTTCTCCGCGCATGAGCGAGGCTTGGGTTCAGTCCAAAGTCACGTTGGCCAACGATTATCTGGACACGGTTCATTCCTACGTTGTAAACGGCGGTCCCATGAAACAGGACGCTGGACAAGACAAGTCAGATAATGTAGGCTTCGTCATTGCCGTGGAGAAGGCTATGACTGATGGCAGCAGCAAAACATAATATTATTGTAAGCCGTGGCGAGGATTTCTCGTTCACATTGACTGTTCAAGATAGCGGAGGCGGTCCAGTAGACATTGCTGGAGACACCTTTACGGCTGAGATCAGGCGCGACGGAGGGAAACCTCTTGTCGCGTCTTTTAGTTGCGCTATTACGGATGCTGGAAATGGTATCCTGACCGCTGATTTGAGTAAGTCGGAGACCTTGAAACTTGACGGGAACGTCAACTACAAGTGGGATATGTTCCGTTTCGAGAATACTGAAAGCACGACGACCCGTTTGATTTACGGTGACGTAAAGGTCGATAACAACATTACTGACATCTAATGGCTGTAGAGATCACAGAAACGCCTCGGCACACGCTGACGGTATCAGAGCAGAACTGGCAACTGAAGCTATCGACAACTGGTGTCGTTGACTTACCGGAGAGCGCGACCTTCAGTAACTTAACGGTCAGTAACTTACTTACTGCGAACCACATCCACGGCAACATTGCTGGTCAGTTGTATATCCATGTCGAGGCCCAAGAGAACTTGACGAAAGGAGATCCGGTTTACGTTTCTGGCTACAACAGCGGCACGAGTGAGCCGAAGGTAAGGCGCGCACAGGCGAATGACAATGCGAAGATGCCAGCTATTGGGGTGATTGACGCCACTTACACTGCCGGACATCAGGGCGCAAACTGCATTATTTCCGGTATTATTGAGGACATTGATACTCAAGGCTTTGGCATCAACAACCCGATTTACGTCGGACCAACTGGTGGGTTCACCGCTACTAAACCATCAACCAACCCGCAACAGGTTGGTATCTGCGATAGGGACCAGCAGAATAACGGCTCGTTTGTCATAACCGCTAAAGAAGTTGCCCCTAACCAAGACCTCAATACAAACTCTACGGTCAGCTTCAGCAACGTAACAGTAACCAGCGACTTGTCTGCCGGAGGAGGTGCGTTGCAGGTAGGGTCAGATAGTGTATTAACTTCTTCCGATTCCTTATCGGTAACAGGAGCCGCGAGGTTCTTACCTCAAGCTTCAGCACCTTCACCAGCAGTCACCGGACAAGTTTACTTCGACAGCACCTTGAGTAAGTTACGCTGTTACGACGGCACTTCTTGGAATAATCTCTTCTAACCATGGCCCTGAATCCTTCTCCACAGAGACAAGCAGTCGTTACGTTCCCTACGCCGAACATCAACGACATCTTATTCTTTGAGACCGTAGACGCGGACAGGATCGGAACGGAAGTGCCAGAATACGGCACGAAGCACCCCGACTACAAAAAGTGGCCAGACCACCGACTGGTCCATGTCGAGGCTGCGGATGACCAGAACCGCTATTACCGTTACTACTACGTTGCGGATCAGATCGAGCAAGACGACGACAACTGGTCTTATACGGAAGCGGACATTGGCGGCACGAAGTTCGACGCCGTGGCTCGCGATTACGTAATCCGCCGTAGTGAATTTAATCCAGAGACACCAGAGATGGGGGCGGATATGCCTGACGTTCCATCCGGCAAGTTCACAGGCACGCACGTTCTGGCAGAACGTAAGCAGATCCCGATCAACGACAAGATTCTGAACGGCCTCTATGTCATCGAGCAGCGGACCTACGTAAAGAAGGTTCCGTTAACTCGTTTCGACTTTGATGAGTACTTTAGGACCACGAACGAAACGAAGCAGATTCTTTACTATCGCGGTGAGGTTCCCGATGGCGCATCAAGTGCGATTGAGGGCTTAGATTCTGACGATGATTACTGGGGCATGGACTCTGGGACAGTTCGGACTGTCCAGCAGTTGTCAGATAACTGGTTCGCCGTTACTGAGCAGGAGGTCGTTAAATGCGAATCCAGCGAATTTGGAGATGACCTGCAAGGAGAGGCTCGGAAATCCATACTTGATTCTATAGAGGGGAAGACAACCTCAGACTTAAACTTGTTCAGCACTTATCAAGCGGGTTCTGGGGTTACCCCTAACCTAGTTCGTAATACGGACTGCTGGGCGCATAACATAAAAGGGATTACTGGATTCGTTGCGTGGAACAGCCGAGTTACGCAAGGCCAACAGAAACAAATAGGCGGCGTTGCGATCACACCGCGCCATATCTTATACACTAGCCACGCGCAGTATTACGATGGGCGTCTTCAATGGGACGACATCCCGCCCGACTTCGAGACAGGAGATACGGTTTATTTCTGTTCTAGGACTGGAGAAGTCTACTCTCGCCGTATTGTATGCGCCCAATCGCACCCCAACGCAGCAGGATCAAATTGGGATTACTCTGTTGCGTTACTTGACTATGACTTACCACCTGCCATTGAAGTAGTAAAAGTTCTGCCGAAGGATGGCTACCAGTATTTCCAAACAGACGAGTTTAATACCAATGAAGAATGGTCTACTCCTACTACGGCGGCAGAGGAAGTATTGGTTTTAACGACCGACCAAGACGAGAACGCGCACATCCGTAAGATCAAAAACTTACAGTTCGGTAATTTCGATTACGACAACCCTGATGCTGATTCGAGTTACCGTCAGTTTACCCTTAGCCCCGCGACTGGTTACACTGCTTGGCAAGAAAATGTTGTTGGAGGAGATTCTGGAAGCCTTGCGTGCATGGTCGTAGACGGGGAATGCGTCTTACTTGGCCTATTATCTAATTACGCAACTCCATCAGAACCTAAAGGAGCCTTCTTCGGCGCACCGAATAACTTCAAAGCTCTCAATGATTTAATAACATCAGTAGATGTAGAATACGCTGCCCTTACAGCGGCGCAATCCACCCTTACAGATTACACCAGTGTAGGCTACCAACTGAAGCCTATCGATCTGAGTATGGGTTACAATAGCTACCGACCTGAAGAAGGGGTGGGAGAAACTTTTGTCCCGAACGCATGCGCCAGACTTCGCTATGAGACTGTAGTGACCTACGCATTCCCACCTATTTTGAGTGGAGTAGAGTTCGATGTTTGGAACCAACGCACCGGAGCGTCTAAAACCTATCCGAGAGTCATATACACAAAAGGGGCGTTCAGTGGACCGTGCAGAGCTGTTGTCGATATTAGCTGGTCCACAGAGCAACCAGTTGGTATTCCCGCCGGAGAGAAGCCAGAGCCGGAGGTGATTCAGATTAAGAACCCGTTGTTTGATTTAAGTATCCCACCGACGTTACATGGCGCAGTAAACTTTAGAGTCAGTGTGAATGGCGACGAAACTTGGGAGGATACGGGAGCTGTGTATACTAAGAACGCTACCAACGTGGTATCGTGGAAGCCCCACGTTACTTCTTCGGAGGTTAGGCCCTTTAGGGGCGGGTGGCTCATGGAAACGGTTACTGTTTACCCACCGTCATGAATCCGAAGTATAATTCTGACATCCCGTTACCTATCCCGTTAGATTCCCCACCCGAGGGGATGCGGGATTACACAACTGCCTACACTGACGATTACGATACCGCAACGGGCGACGTCAGCCCCGAAGATCCGGCCTATAAGCCGTTTCCGTTTGCGCTACGCCCTACGACGATAGACGGCGAAGACGGGATGCAGATCTATTTCGGTGTTCTGGTCCACCAGATCAACCGGATGACCTTCAACAAAGACGGTCTGGTGACTCAGACTGGTGTAGGTAATCCTCAAAGTATAATCCCTTCACCGATGGCGGTTAGTGAAAACCGCTATGATTTCTATGATCTTGATTGGAGGGGAGATGTTTATCTAGCTTGGACGACGGACTCCGCTGGCAACGTAACACAATGCGAGATTACGGGAAAGGATGGCGTGCCACCTTCTCGCGGTCTCCCAAATGATCTGGGCGGTCAGTTCTACCTGAAGATCGGTAATGTTCCAGATGGTGGGACCCCGATTTCTAGCTTAGACCAGAACATCTCGTCCGATGTTTACTGGCTCACGGCTTTCGGCATTCAGGAAGAAAGTAGTGTTTCAGACTCATCATCGTCAGTTTCTGACTCCGGCTCAGACAAATCTACTGCTATTGTGCCTATGGACTGGCACGAAAAAGGATACGGTGCGTTATTCACGATGGAATCCAACGAGGTTCTTTTTGAGTTCGTGATGAGGGACGTTCCGTTGGAAGGAGCTAAGACAGTGGCTAGAATCGACGACAGGTTTCTAGCCGTATGTGAGCCTGACTCGATGACTATTACAGGTATCTCCGGCGACAGAGCTGGACCAGTCGGCGCGGTGGTCGAGAAAAATAACGTCGTCCTTTCGGCGTGGCCTATACCATTCTTGAGGCCGACAAAGGTTACTTTGAAACTGACTGGAATACGTAAAGGCTTTAAACATTTGGATATGCCGGAGCGTAGCAAAGAGCAGTTCATCGCTAACGAGAAGTTCATTAACTCAGCATATCCGAGGTCGTAATGTCAGAATCGAGTTCGTCCGAGTCTCTAGCCTCTGAAAGTGCTTCCGCCTCTGAAAGTGCTTCCGCCTCTGCAAGTGCTTCCGCCTCTGCAAGTGCTTCCGCCTCTGAAAGTGCTTCCGCCTCTGCAAGTGCTTCCGCCTCTGCAAGTGCTTCCGCCTCTGAAAGTGCTTCCGCCTCTGCAAGTGCTTCCGCCTCTGGTAGTGCTTCTACGAGGTCCTCAAGTAGCGTATCTGAAAGTTTTTCCAGTTCTTCGGGCAGTGGGTCTAGTGGTAGTGGAGGCCCTAACCTTACTTTCGAGCTGATTGGAAGCGACTTAGGAGAGGCAACTAATCTTAAATGGCGCGGTATCGCAGAAAGCGGCGGCAAATTATACTGCACCCCCTACCAAGAAGATGAAGTTCTAATCATCGATCCGTCAAATGACACAACCCGTAAAACGGGATCGGGGACGGTGGCTGGTAGCTCCACTCAGAAATATGTTGATTCTTTAACGGCTAGTGATGGTAAAATATACGCCAACCCAAGTGGTAATACGTCTTACCTTCAAGTAGATCCGGCAGGGACTGACGACCCCGACATCAATTACAAATCTGGTCTTACGAAGAACAGCATTCGTGGAGGCGCGTTGGCGTCCGGCAAAATTTACGGGAGTATCTACTACCGTAATACATCCACGCTCTCTAACCCTGTCGTATCTAAGTTTAATCTGTCTGATTTTACTCAGTCGTTAATATCGTTCACACCAGCACGGACTGGGGGGATATACTCAGTCCGACCTAACTGGAATACAGAAAGCACGGCATTCACATGGATGTATGATGCTTACTTCGGAGCGACTACAGCAGGTAACGGGAAGGTGTATTTGACTCCTTACGGGGCTGACCGTATTGCTATCGTAGACCCGTCAGATGACAGCATCACTTTAGGTTCGGACCAGCTCACAGGTAACGAACCTCTTTACAGTGGGACGTGGAGTTTCAATGTGGTTTTGAACCACGCCTATTGGAATAAGTATTCTGGAGGAACTTACGTCCCGTCGAACGGGTGCATTTACTGTTTCCCGAGGCATGGCAATGCGATCCTAAAGATCGATACCTCGGATGACTCGGCTACTGAAATCTCTCTACCGTCTGCTTTGCGGGTGTTTGAAACGACGCATAACAGTGGGACTAGCAGTGAGGTAGACACTTATAAGAATAAGTCTTATTCATCTGTGTTAGGCCCAGATGGTTTTATCTACTCAGTTCCGTATGAAATACCTTATCTATTCTGGATAGACCCAGCAACAGACGAAATTGGTTATCAGGACATATCGACTGAACTTGCAGGTTCAGGCTCCACCACTAACTCTGCTAATGACTCATGGTATTCTTACGGTATTACGTATGGTGACGCCATTTACATGGCTCCCCAGAAAGCCAACTACACATTCAAAATAAGTTTTCCTGCTGAATCTTATCCAGATTCTTCTTCAGATTCTGCTTCAGATTCTGCTTCACATTCATCAGATTCTTCTTCAGATTCTGGTGGGGGTGTGGTCTATCCGTCTTCTGCTTCGTCTTCTGCTTCGTCTTCTGCTTCGGACTCTTCATCAGATTCTAGTGGATCAGCTAAAAGTTACTCATCAGTATCAGAATCTCAATCACAACCATGAAGAACCTAACCGACTGGTTTGACCGCGTTTACGTGATCAACTGCGCGCACAGGCCAGACAGACTAGAGGAAACGAAGAGGCATCTGGAGGAAACAGGCATGGCAAATAACGACTGGGTCATCTATTATCCGGCTATTATTGGCGACTGGACGACCTGTCCGGCTGATTGGGGTTCCGGTAGAGGGGCGTGGGGTTGCCTACGTTCGCACCAACGCATCTTAGAAGATGTAATCCACGACCGCGACGAGCGTGGGCGCATGAACTGCAATAACGTCCTGATCATGGAGGATGACATTATTTTCAAAGATAATCCTTTGGAAAGGTTAAATAACTTCATGGAGGCCGTTCCAGAAGACTGGGGTCAAATTTACTTAGGGGGTCAGCACCGCAGACCTACGAAGGTAACCGAAGACCCTAATGTGGTTATTGGCGGCTCCATCAACCGGACGCACGCTTATGCTGTCAACCAACCAACTCTTACCGCTCTCTACCGCCACATCTCATATGCGACGGACTACAGAGGTTCGGCCAAGCATATTGACCACCAGCTAGAACTCGCTCACCGCCGTAAAGATTGGCCAGTTTACTGCCCAAAAGAGTGGATTGTCGGCCAGAGAGCTGGTTCATCGAATATCAGCGGCAAGACTAACGAAACAAAATTTTGGTAGAGATTTATGAGAGATACAATTAAAGGGTTGTTCCTTGCAACTAGAAGTAACGCGAAGGCCGAATTTTTAGAAGCCTTCTTGTCTTGGCATATGCAAATATGCGAACGCGGTGTGGTTTTGTTATGCCGCAGACATGAAGAATCTCCCGATACCGTGAAAGATATTGTGGATAAATTCAATGGCCGTGTTCGACTTGTTGACTTCCCAGAGGATATTTTCCACAATGGCAGAACCATAAAAAAATTAGAAAGTGAAATGGGGAGCGAACCAGAATGCCAATGGATTATGCACCTCGACAAAGACGAGTTTGTATCTGATCTCAGTGCTATATCCGGTATTGTCGGTAGGATAGAGAATGGAGAATCTGATTTTGCGGAAGGCCGTATGATTGATCGATTTGCTGTAGGAGGGGACCTGTATGAGTCTCACTATAAATCTCTTCAAGAGTTTCGACGAGCAGCTCCTGTCCAGACTCAAATCATAAGGTCATTCCAGACTCCAGACTTAAAATGCTATTTAACTAGAAAACCCCATATCCATTTACACGACCATAAGAAGGGGTGGAGAAAAGATAAAAAGGGGATGCTACTGGAGCATTACCGTTGGACGTATGACTTAGATGAAAGACGAGTAGTTAGAGGAAAACAACACTCTTCAGGGATTAGGAGGCATCAAGAACGTAGAGATAGGGAAATCAGTAGGAAATCTGGCCGTTTCCAGAAGTTGTTCAGGGAAAAACTAAGGCCCCAAACTAACGTGTTGGCGGGCTGGTTTGACTATAGCGACGTTTACCGAAAAGTCGTGGAAGAAGCTCCAGAAGGGGCTACAATGGTGGAAATTGGTGTTTGGGCGGGTAGATCAATCGGTTACATGAGTTCGTATGCGACTGCGATTGGTAAGAGCCTCAATATTGTCGGATATGATCAGATTGATCCGACCTATTATCTAGGGACACCTTATAAAGATGTATCCACCGTAGAGGGGTGGTTGGATCGACTACGGCGGGATCTTGAAGAATTATGCCCCCACAACCGTCCAGAAATCGTAAGATCCAATTCTGTAGAGGCTGCACAGAACCACGAGGATTCATCAGTTTTCTTTTGTTTTATAGATGGAGGGCATGTAGAAGAGCAAGTCACCGCAGATATTGAAGCTTGGATCCCCAAAATATCAAAAGGAGGTATTCTAGCTGGCCATGACCTTGACCATAGGAGGCATGCAGGAGTCCGCAGAGCTTTAGAAAGAAGCAACCTTAACTGGAGACCTATATCAAGATCAAGTTGGATCGCCTACGTATAAGGTAATAACCGCTAATTAAATGCCCAAAAACCCTACAAAGAAGCAAACAGCTTATTTATTGTCGAAAGGCAGCCCCTTGACGGAGGCCCAAAAGGCCAAATTCCTCCGCGAGCTTCGCGGCAAAAAGGCTAAGATTCGTAAGAAATAGCCCGAACTCTCAGTGATTGACTTGGCTACCTAATCCTATTATATTCGGCCTATGCCAGCGTTGACTGTCAAGGCGGTAACTAAAGCCCTTTCTGACTACGTTCGCCCTGATGAGGATATCGTGGCGAAGTTAAATATGGTCATGCCCCGCCTGTATGCGATGGGGATGTGGCGTGATTTGCTGTATGACTGGTCCATTGAGACCGCGAACGACTATTTCGCGCTACCGGAGCATTCTGAGAGCCTGATCGGGGCGATGCTGGAGAATTCTCCGGTCGAAATGCAGTCTCAGTGGCACGATTACCGGATTTCCGGCTACGCCAGCGAAGGACCAGCACCTATTTTCGGTGTGATCGATGACGGTTTCCACGAGGCTAAGGAGGAAATTGTCCACAAAGAGCCTAGTGATGTTGACGCCATAACGATTCTTCCTGTTCTACCGAACACTACATTACCGTCAGAAGGATCGATTACCGTCGTTTATGGGAGGAATACGGATTCTAGTCTGGGTGAAGACACAATTTCTGAATACACGTTCGATTTAGCCGGAGGGGCTACATCTACATCGCCCCATAGCGACATCATGGACATCAAGTCCATCAGCTTTAGTGATGTCCCTGAAGAAGTGGGGGTGTATTACGGGACAGGCACGCTCGATGAGATGACTCTTATGGCAGTCGTCAGGGGCGACGGCGTAGCCCGATACCGTAGATTCCGGTTCGCGAACAGCAGCGGACAGACCAAGAACGTCAAATTGCTGCTCAAACGGGCGTGGCAGACAGTCCTGACGCAGGACGACATCATTTACTTAGGAAACCTGAACGCAATTAAGCACGGCCTTTTGGGTATGCTCGCTGAGGACAACGCGGACCTCGAACGCGCCCAATACCACTGGACGATCTGCCGCCAGCTCTTGGATGAAGAACTCGACGCAGCCAGAGGAGCCGCCAAGCCCAAACCGATTCTCAAGCCAGTTGGCAATCAAATTAACATCCCAAACATTATCTAAATGACTAACAACATCGACAAACAAACCTTCGGACAGAAGGGCGCGACCTACGTCACCGACAGCGGATCTGCTACTGGTGACTTCTGCGCTTTGCAGTGTCTTACTGACACGGCGTTTACTTCTGTGACGTGGCCTGAGTTGACTGGAACATTCCCTACGGTGACCATCGCTGCTGGAACTGTGATCTACGGTCAGATCACTGCCTTCACGGTAGATTTCGGGTCTGTTCTTGCATACAAACAAGTTTAATCAGCTATGTCTCAGCTCGGTCTCGGCTTAGGTCTCACCAGAGGTGGGGGAGTCCCCTTCAACCCCTTATCCTTGGACCCGTATCTCTTGTTCGATACCCGTTCATCCATGATCGGGACATTTGAGAACCCTACGCTGGACCTTGATCCCTCTGACCCTGATACGTTGGACGTGATTACGGCAACGCGATCAGGTGTTGCTACGTATACTGATGCGGATGGTCTGATCCAATCGGCTAGTGCCGACACGGTGCGGGTGGACTACACGCAAGGCGAAGAGCTGACCCCGACGAAGTTTCAGCGGATTGAAAACACTGATTTCAGCAATTGGCTTCATGCTCGGACATCAGATACGGCCAACGCTGCAATAAGTCCTGACGGAGAGAATAACGCTACTTACTTGGAGCAAAACTCAGGACAAACCAATGCGGGTTCAATATACAGGTTTGATTCAAGCATTACAGGAGTCTTCACTTTTAGTGTTTACGCGAAGAAAAAAGAGAAAGACTTTGTTGTTCTTTATGACACGAACACTGGTCGGACTTATTTTAATCTGGATACTGGAACAGTCGGGACAATAGCAGCAGGAAACACGGCTAACATAGAAGACGCTGGCAACGGTTGGTTTAGATGTTCAGTCACATTCACAGCATCATCAGGCACAGTAAAAGCGATTTACGTAGGCGACACTGACAACTCTTCAGTCGTTACTGACAGTGGTGGTATTTACATTTACGGACCACAGCTCGAAGAAGGCACAACCGCGAGCGACTTCGTGTCCAACACAACGGGCAGCCCGAAGTTCATCACGGGTGCAACCTACGGGCCGCGTGTGCCGATGATACTGGTGGAGCCGTCAGCGACGAATCTCATACCTTCAACTGTGTTCTTTTCTCAAGGAACGGCTTCAGTCGTTTCGGGAATTGATGCCCCCGATGGAAGTAATAATGCATATCGGGTGTCAGGTATTCAACTAGCGGCAGGAGATAGAGCCGCTTCCCAAACCGCAAGTATATCTCCTTCTACCGAATATACTGGAAGCCTGTATGTTCGCGGAACCGCTGGCGAGACAATCAGTGTTTACGCTAAACGGCAGGGCGGAACTTACGTGGGTTCTCAGTTCGTGCAAGTTCTTCTCACTGGAGAATGGCAACGGGTGAAAGACCTCACCCTTACTACCTTGGCTGACAACACAGGGGTCAAGATTTTTGTAACCAATAATAATAGCACGAGCGATACAGCCGATGTTATTGACGTGTGGGGCGCACAAATCGAGACCGGAAGTGTCGCCACGTCCTACATCCCGACCAGCGGAAGCACCGTGACGAGACAAGCGGATGACCTACAAATTGAGCGGGACTCGACGAACTTGGTGGAATACAGCACACCAGACACAAATTGGCCTTTGAATGGGGTAACCAGAATTGAAGACTTTGCGATTTCACCAGATGGTAGTCAGACCGCCACGAAGATAACTAAAGTGGGAAACGATGGAAACGATAGAACAAAATTTAATGACATTGCTTTGGTTAATGGGACGGAATACTCAGCCAGCGTTTACCTTAAAAATATTGATGTCCAAGGCCAAACAACTTTAGGTGTAAGGGTAACGGGTGGGACTTTATTTAGGATTCAAATTAATTGGTCTGCAAATACAGTTTTCAATAACAATGGAACAACCAGTGACCGTTTTGTGCAAGAAGTCGGAAACGGCTGGTATCGCATTGGATTCTCGTTTATTGCAGACGGGACAAATTCAGACTTTGAGGTTGATGTAGAAAGAAATAGCTCTTATGGAACAGACACATCAAGCGTCTTAGTGTGGGGTGCGCAACTAGAAGCAGGAGATGCAACAAGCCTCATCCCAACATCAGGCGCAGCGGCATCGCGGACCACGTTTAGTGACTTCTACAACCAGAGCGAGGGGACGATTTATACTGAATCAACTGGTCGCGGATATTTTGATTTTAATACCACCTTTGCATTTTCAGACAATTCAGCATCAAATCGAATCTATGCTCGGTCAACTAGCAATTCTGGTGGATTGGCTGTTTTTAGTGGGGGGTCTACTTCCGCATCTATGGGTGGTTTAACAGTTGTGGCAAACAATGTCCTATCACGTTCAGCTCATTCATTTAAGGCTAATAATTTCCTTTCATCCCGCGACGGCATTTCGGCAACACCTGACACTTCAGGCAACATGCCTGTCGGTATTGATAGGCTTTACATTGGGGCGGCCCAAACTGGCGGAAATCAACTCAACGGTCACATCAAACGCGTCATCTACTGGCCTTATCACTCAGACTCTCTATAACCAATGGCACTCAATCTATCCACCCTGACCAGCCCAGCGACATCTGGTGATGTTCTCGCCGAAGCCCTGACGACAGCCGATTTCTTGGAGAGCTGTCCTGTGCTTCGCAATCTCGCCAGAGGGAGCAACAAAGGCGGCGATGCGGAACAAGATGTCGCGTTAAATCAGCCCAAGGCGTTACCGTTGATTGATGGTGATGGGTATTTGTATTGCTCTGGAATCAACGGTAATAACGCAAATACTCCTGATGACTCATCGCTAGACATAACAGGTGACCTAGTGATTGATGTCGATGTCACCATGAAGAGCTGGACGCCAACATCTAACTCTTCGTTTTGTGGGAAATACCAACCAAATGGTGACCAACGGAGTTTTAGATTTTTACTGCGACCTGATAAAAGGGTTCAGTTGCAGTTTAGTGATGATGGAACAGGCGCAGGGCTAACTGGAACTGCTTTTTCAACCGAGCTTCCATTTGCAGACGGACAACGGGGACAGGTTCGAGTGTCTTTTGATAGCTCAACTGGCATCGCTCAGTTTTTCACATCGATTGATAAGGGTGCAACGTGGACACAGTTAGGCCCAGATAGGTCAACAGGTAAGTTTGCTATTTACGGAGGAACCGCTGACGTTTATGTGGGTTCGTATAGCCAAACTGGTGAATTACTACCAAACGCCGCGATTCACAGCGTCAAGTTTTACGACAGCGTAACGCCATCTTCAAGCTCACTCAGATTCAACTGCGACTTCACGTCCACCAATGTCAGACATAACGACACCAAGTTCAAATGCGCGACTGGTCAGACGGTGACAATCAACCAAGACTCTAGCTCATCTAACGATGTGGCGACGGTCATCAAGAAGCCTGTGCTTCGGTTCGATGGTGTTAACGACTTCATGGACGGAGTGTTTGGACAGACTTTATCAAGCGGCCATCTATTTGCTGCATTTAGTGTTCTTGGGGATGGAGGAGGAAGTTGGCAACGATTGTTCAGCACTAATCCAACAGGGGGAGATGACGCGTCTGGTTCGATGATGATTAGACGCAACTCTACTGAAGATGCTTTTAGAGTCCGATATGACAGTGCTGGTTCGATTATACACGATGGAATGTATGATTCCGCGCGTGGGGACATGCTGCTTGATGTAAAAATAACAAACGGTGAGCAGAACAGTTTTATTAACAACGCTGACGAAGAGAATAAAACTTTAAGCGGAACTGTTGGAGTCGATGATTTTGTTTTAGCCGCACGGAAAGCGGGTGATTTCAATATGCCAATCGACCTAGAGTATCTCGCCCTGTTCGACGCATCAAGCATCACCGATGCCCAAGCGGACGCTGTGCGGAACTTCATTAACAACAGGAACACCGTGTTCTTGCGCCATGACACTGATGGCTACTACTTCTACGACGCCCAGAAAGCACCAGTCGGTAACATCTCATCAGGCAGCGCATCGTGGAACGGAAGAATCGTAGGCTCAGACAATGGGGACACCGACAAGTATGCGACACAGGCCACCGCCAACGACCAACCAGTGGGTGATGGATATGTTGTTACCTTTGCGGACACCAGCGACCACCTAGACATCCCATCGACAACTCAGGCTGGCTGGCAAATCTGCGGAACCTCAAAAGGCACGTTTGCCTACAAGGTGAACAATACTGCGGTCACTGAACTAACAATGCTTGGCAACGCTGGGACTTATCGGGCATTCGGGGATTTGTATGGAATCATTTTGTTACCAGAGAGCGCAACTGGTCGTGACATCGAGGAAGCCCGTAAGTTGCTTATCGACCGAGGTGCGTCTGATGCTGCTTATACTGGTGGATTCGGCTCCGCGTGGTTAAATAGAACTGATATTGTTGAGTTTAAGCAAACTGAGTTTCAAGGAGCCAATAATTTATACAGAAGCTGGAAAGGCAATAGTAATCTTGTATCGTTTTCGGCTATTCAAGCTACTAACAGCTCTAGCTTTGTTGAATCATGGCAAAACTGCTCGTCACTTACGTCATTTCCGGCGGACGCAAAGCTAGGCACGGAGGCGAGTAACGTGGACTTTACGAGCGCATGGAGAGACAGTGGACTCACTTCGTTTAGCACTCCGCTTCCTACAGCGACTACCGCGAGTAACGCATGGAGAGACTGCTCATCACTTACAAGTTTTAGCGCAGAGCTTCCCTTAGCGACCTCCGTGAGTAACGCATGGCGTGGCTGCTCATCACTTGAAAGTTTTAGCTCCGCGCTTCCTTCCGTGACTGATTTGAGTAACGCATGGCAAGACTGCTCGTCACTTGAAAGTTTTAGCGAAGAGCTTCCCTTAGTGATTAACGCTTATGCCGCTTGGTATCGATGCGCTTCACTTGAAAGTTTTAGCACAGAGCTTCCTTTAGCGACTAGCACGCGTTTCGCTTGGTATCAATGCACTTCACTCACCGACTTCTCCGCAGATGTCTTCGCTAACTGGAATCCATCAAGCATCTTAAGCGGAGTGTTTAACATAGCATGGGACGGCTGCACGTCACTCACATCACAGAGCGTAGAGAACATCCTTGTCTCCATCGACGCATCCGGCAAATACGCAACGGCTACCGGAGCATCTGGTGGTTCTGCTTTGGCTGACGCTGGAATCGACATCGACTACAATGTAGCCACTGGTTCACTCAGTGCTGCTACGACTGCTGCAATCGACAGTCTCTCCGGCAAAGGCTGGCAGGTTTACATCAACGGTGAGCAGATTATCCCGAACATCCTGACGTTAGAACCCGCAGCCGCTTACAGTCTCCGCTCGTTCGACGCTGACGCTGACCCGAATGTGGTCAATGTGAGACGCTCAAGCGATGGTGCGACAAGCGACTTCACGGCATCCGAGGTTAGCGATGGGACTCTTCGTGACTGGACGTTAGGTGACACGCTAGCACTTGATGGTCAACGTATGTATTTTGATGGGGTGGATGACCACATTGATCTCGCAAGCACTCTGACTATTTCTGGTGATTTTGCAATAACAGCCGAAGTCTTATCGACAGGGTTAGCTGGACAAAATACAGTATATGGAAATGCTGGCACAAATCGCTTATTTATTGCGGCTGGAATGCCGAGTGTAAGAATTGCGTCGGTATTATATGAATTCACTGGGCTTACTTATAACCAAAATACAATTTATACTACCACGCTAACTCGCTCTGGAAGCGACTTAACATTAGAGCTAGATGATGGTTTTTCTGTGCAATCCGAAACGATCAATTCTGTTTCAACAGCAGACTTTTCGTTGGAGTCAATAGGTAGCCGTGCTGGTTCAAGTGATTTCTTTAATGGGGTAATTTCAGACATTAACTTCAATGGACAAGCCTCCTACCAAGGCTACGGCAACACAAACGCAGATTGGACTGACCAAGTTGGCTCTAACGATGCTACAGTCTACGGCACACCAGCACTCTTCAGCGGTCAAGGATTCGACGGCCACGTCACCACATGGTATGACCAGAGTTCAAACGGACGGGATAGCTCACAGTCAACCGCAAGCGCACAACCAAAAATCGTCGATGGTGGCACGTTGGTGACTGACTCAGCGAACAACCCAGCAATCATTGGTGACGGAGTCGATGACACTTTGTTCCACCCAACGCTGACTAATGAGCTAGACAGTTCGGACTTTTTGGTTACTGCTGCTTATGAAGATGATTTGGCTATGGGTATTGAAGGCGCTATCCCTAGGCTTTATATTCAAAATGGAGGGTTTTCATACAACACTTTAGGCACTGTGGACTACACTAACCAGACCGGAAGAAAAGTTTTATCCGCTCAAGTGTCAGGCAATACACAAGAAGTTTTTTCCAACGGAACAAGTTTAGGCACAGCAACTGAAACTCAGGTTGATATTGGTCAAAATATGTTTCATGTAATGCAAGGTGGTTCAGCTTTCTCAGACGGCCCTTTAATGGAAGTTGTCGTATTTGGAGATAACCAAGTTGCTAACCGCACAGGCATCGAGAATAACATCAACGACACCTACACCATCTACTAATGTATTACACATCTACAGACCGAGACACACTCGACGCTTACAACGATAAAGTAGTCGCTGGTGAAAACTACGACGGAACCACGACTGTTCGCTGGGCTGATGTTATTGAACACCACGAAGGCGGCCAGTTTGCTATGATTAAACATCCATCCTATGCACTTATCGAAGGCTTCGACGACAACGACGAGCCACTTGATGCCCCTACCGTTGACTCTATCGCTGACTTCTTTCCACCACTTGAATCACTCAACTAATGACAGACGAAACCCATCGCTTCTTCCGGTTTAGCAACGAGCAATCGTATGACCAACTAACGACTGCTGGTAACACTGCGCGGTCACTCCCAGACGACAACGGGACGACACGGTGGTTGGCCTTGTGGTCTGACCTTTTCTTGGACCCAGAGACATCAACGGACAAACTCTACTGCATCAAGCGTTCGTTGATTCTCGACACTGACGACTTTGACCGCGATGGCATCGAAGAGCTGACCCTTGAGAGTTACCTTGAGCGGTTACACTGGGAGCCACCTGTCGAAGAAGACCTTGAGATGTCCGACGAACTTGATGGCATACTTGAATTTGTAGAACCTTAATAATGGACGAAGAACAACCACTCACAGAAATAGAGCAGTCGAGAGCCGATACCGGCTTTCGGTATTATGTCGTGCAACCGGACATCTATACCGCTCTCGTAGCTGGAGTGGACCAGACTCGTGGTTACCCAAACAAGCAAGGCACGACTTTAACCGGATTGCCTCCGGTTGAGCAGCTCGCTGACGCTACCGACGGTTCCGGTAAGCTCATCGCGATTGATTGCTGGCGGTTCACTGAATCCGATGACCAGATGCTGGAAGGCCCGATTAATGCTGGATCAGTTGAAGAACTCACTCATCAGACCTTCTTATCTATAAAACCTCAACCTACCGAAGAACTGTAATGTTTCAACACCTCACGCACCCTGTATCCGGTATCGTTGGATCCGCAATCGCGTTCATGTCAACTTTGCCAGAGGATCTCGACATGGGCATCAAACTCATCTCGACTTTTCTCGGCTTGATTATTGCCGTCCTGTCTGCTATTACCGCTATTGAAAACTTCCGTAATCGAAAGAAATGATTAACTACATCCTAGAAAACAAAGAAGAACTTTTCGGAGTTGTCACCGCCATCATTGCAGCCGCGTCAGCTATTGCCGCCCTTACCCCCACACCGAAGGATGATACCATTATCGGTAAGGCTTATAAGGTGATCGACTGGCTCGCTCTCAACGTGTTCAACGCGAAGAAGTGATCAAGCTGCTCACCGAGCTGATCAAAGCATACGTTGCTATGCTTAACTGGAAAAGAAGACGCTACATTTATGAACTGGAAGACCAAATCGACGATCTCGCTGCTGACGGTTCTCCTACTGCCAAGCTGCGGATCGAGCGTCTTTCAAAACGACTCCGATTTGAACAGAAGCTCGCTCTACGATCCTCCGACAATAACTCTGGTTGACGGGCAGGTCTACCATTTTAAGGAAGGCCAGTTGGGAGGCAGAGGCCAGAAATTCCACAGTGACTACAGCTACCGTCGCGCAATCATCATAGGGAAATGAGTAGATTACTAGATAAGATACTTGAGCTAATCGCTACCTTCAAAGCATCGCGAAAGGCCGCAAAACGTAAACCGAAGAAGATCGGGAAGGTCGCTATCTGCATTGGACACAGCCGTATCGGTGACAAAGGCGCACGGTCTGTTGGTGGTATCAGCGAGTGGATCTACAACTCAGAGGTCGCTACTCTACTTGCGAAACAGCTCAAGCAACGTGGCATTGCTTCCGCCATTATCGACGACTATCCATGTGAGTCCTACAGCGGCGCGATGAGCTGGTTGTCCAAAGAGGTTGACAAAATCAACGCAGACGTAGCCATCGAGCTACACTTTAACAGTTTCTCATCGTCTTCGGCGGAAGGCTACGAATACCTTTACTACGCACACAGCGCGGAAGGTAAGAGACTGGCCCTTTGCATCCATAAGGCGCACCAATCTAAGTCCGTTGCTCAGAAAGATCGCGGGGTGAAACCAATTGAGCGTAAAGATCGCGGCGGACATTTTGTGACTATGGTAAAACCACCCGCTGTTATCTGCGAACCTTTCTTCGGCAGCAGCCCGAAAGAGTGGGTATTGCTCGGTCAGAAACCCGCAGTTGTCGCGGATATCTACGCGACTGGAATCTTCAATTACTTTAAATAATGAGAAACTACCGCAAAGAATACGACGACTACCACAAGAAGCCGGAGCAGAAAAAGAATCGGGCTAGTCGGAATGGTGCGCGTCGCCGCATGCGGAAGATCTTAGGTAAGAAGGCCATCGATGGCAAAGACATTGACCACAAGGACGGTAACCCAAAGAACAACTCCAGAAAAAACCTACGAGTCCTAAGCAAGAGAGCAAACAGATCGAAGAAGTGAAAGCACTAAAGTCGGTCATGGTCGCTGGTCAGCGAATCAAAATTAAAACGACTGAACTTGATGATTCTTACGGACAATACGTTCACGACAGACGGACTATTTACCTAAACATAAACCTACCGGAAAAAGAAATACTGCCCACACTCAGACATGAAATGCTGCACGCCTCCTTCCACATCGCCGGAATATCTTTCTGCGAGAACTTCGAGGAAGAAGCGTGTGTTCGTTGCATTGATGAAGTCTTCTTTCCAGCCTACGAACGGATCCTTAAACGCTTAAAATGAAAGATTTTAAACCACACACAATGTATGACAAGACAGGTAAAGGCTACAAGGCTAACACCTACGAGCAGCATCTTGCCATGAAAAAGAAAGGCTACAGCCATATGAAGCCAACAACCAATAAGCGGGTTAATAAGATTACCCGCAAAAAATCTAAATATTAATGCCAAAGAAAAAGTCTAAGTCTCGCGTCAACGAAGCTGGAACCTACACGAAGCCAGCTCTTCGTAAGCGTTTGTTCAAAGAGATCAAGGCTGGAACCAAAGGTGGTAGAGCTGGCCAATGGTCAGCACGCAAGGCGCAGCTACTTGCGGCACGCTACAAGAAAGCTGGAGGAGGGTATAGGAGGGGTAAGAAAGCCCCACAGAGATCCCTCAATAAATGGACTCGCGAAAAGTGGGGGACCAAGTCCGGTAAGCCGTCTTTGAAGACAGGCGAGCGGTATTTGCCGAAGGCTGCGCGTGAAGCTTTGACTGACGAAGAATACGCACGCACCAGCCGCAAGAAGCGCAAAGGCATGCGTGCTGGCAAACAATTCGTCAAGCAGCCAAAGAAGATTGCAGAGAAGACCGCTAAGTATCGGTCTAAGAAGCGTCTTCTAAAATCAGCGCGTAAGCGCAAATCATGAGTCGATTCATACTTTACAAACCAACGCCGGAAGACGTCGCCGAAGCATACCGAAGATCTGAAAAACTCGGGCGTCTTACTACCTCATTTACTAAAGGTAGAGGTAACATGACGGGCTTCTTAGGTGAGGTCGCATTCGAGAAAACTTACCCTCAGTTTGATTATGTAGGCGGTAATTCATTTACTCACGACTACGAACTCGACGGTCTGACGGTTGACGTCAAAGCGAAGCGTTGCACATCGAGACCGATGTTGAATTATAATGCTTCGGTCGTCGAAACAAAGTTCAGCAAGTTTCAGGCTGACGTTTACTTCTTCATGCGCGTCCACGAGAACTTGCAAAAGGTTTGGCTCTGCGGTTGGTGTCCCAAGAAGACCATCATCCACAAGAATAGATTCGCGAAGAAGGGCGACGTAGATGCTGACGGATTCCGGTTCAAGGCTGATGGATACAACATCGAGATTAAGAAGACCCGTCGGCCAGATTCATTTCAACCGTTCGTTGTCAGGCGGTAGCTCTTCATCCGGTTTCTGCGGCTTGAAGTAATGGATATGACCAGTCTTATCGAAGACTGGCCTTATCCCGTTAGGAGCAACTAGCTCCACGAATTCGCACAGGGGTGCGTCCATGTATATGTCTATAATGGACGGATCACCCCCAATGCTCTCAATAGCTTCGCGGAGAGCTATCCAGAACTCACCGCAGAGTTCCTGTCTCCTGATCTTCAGATCTTGGTTGGTCATCCGGTCTGTAACCTATATCGTATTTCTCGCCGAGGTCAATGCTCCATAACTTACCACCACCTTGACCTTCTGAGGTGATCGGGCGGATCTTCTTATTGACCCGACTCGCTTCCTCCAGCGTGACCATGCCACGTCGGCAGAACTCCAGATTACGTGATGACCCAACATCACGACCGTTGTTAAGGTCGTGAATCATAACCTGAAACTCAGTCAGTGTTCCGCTCCACATCTCCATTTCAGGATAGACTTCACGGCACCGCTTGGAGAAGAACTCAACCAGTTCGGCAATCGAACTACGGCTACTGTTGTCGTAGGCTGCATCCGCAATGGTGGGATCGATGTAAGAAGCTACACCGAATCGACCGACATCACGCACGCCTTCCGGCATTTGCCAATCCAACAGGAACCGACCAAAGAACGGAAGCTCGTCTCGGAGGATAGCCTCTACCTCTGCGTTTGGTGGGAACTTCTTGGTAGACTTCTCGCTGATGAGCAGGGCCATGAGCTTATCACGGTTGCTGGTATCGAGCGAAGGGATGACTGACAAAGAGTTCGCGTCCATGTTCAATGACATCGTGACTCGACCCGTCCAAGGGATCGACAAAGCGTCAGCGTATTTGGCCATATACTCGACTCGCGGATTAGCTACCGCTCTCTTGAGTAGTTCGGTGGCGCGTCTCTGATCCTGAAAGCTAGCTGCTGAGGTAGTATCGTCAATGACCCAAGACGCTACCTTACCTAAGTCTTTGTTGAACTTGGTCTGACCAGACAAGTAGTCAGACGCATCAGCAAAACCCCCTACAAGGTCGCTAATGACTTTATTACTCAACAACGACTTGCCGCGACCTGTCGGCCCGACCAGCAGCAAAGCTTGTCCCTGCAATGGGACTTTATTCAAGACCGCAGAGTAGAACCTCTGCATCCATGCATAAAAGTAGTCTAAGGCTGAATACTCAGAGCTATTTACGAACAACTGATTCAACCATTTATGTAGGAAAGGCCACTTAGACGGGTCTCCATCAGAATCCGGCTCGACTGCCTCTAGTGTAGCGCAGTTGAGGATACGGGTAGAGTTGTAGGTGACGATACGATCCGGTGAGAACACAACAGGCGCGATCTCGTCAATCCGGTTGTTGTTACTAATCACGAGAACTGCGGACTCTACTTCGCTAATCCCTTTACCCTTTTTGACTCTGGTCGAGAAGCCTGCCTGCCTAAGCTCCAGAAGAAGTTGATCCTTCGGGATCGAAACCGCTTTATCGTGCTGAAGTTTGAAGAAGCTTCTACCATTGAACCAGTATTCATCGAGTAGGCCGGAGAGCTTCTTTGTTTCGTAGTCCTTGACGAAGGAACTCCCGAAGATGTCCGACCAGCTCATGAACCCTTTACCAGCTCGATCACTGTAACAGACAATACCGTCCTCTACGACCTGACAACCATCACGGTCGATGCCGTCGTCAATCCAGAACAATGGTCCTCTGGCCCCGACTTCAAAATCACCGAACCAGCGATTAGGGAATCGGGATTCAACTTCAGATGCAATGACATCGATAGGGATGTTGACCTCAGAAGATTCAGGTGGTTTGGAGGTAACAGCCTTTGTCAGAGCAGTATGGACAATGTCCGTTGAAACTTTGCCGTTAGTTTGCTGCCATTCTTCACCCAACTCAAAATACTGATTGGGTCTCAGTGAAGTCGAATCGAATCCGGCGAACAACTTGTCTATCCTAAGTGTCCGGTTGAGGTTATGGATAAACGAGTCAAACATCGAAGGGTCGATTGGGACTGCCTCATCAAACTCCCAAACCAACCGTAAATAACCGCTGTAGGTCTTAGAGGCCCATGTTGGTTTTATGGTAGCCTTGCAACTTACCTCAAGATCATTGTCGAATGAACCCCAATCTATAGGGGCATCGTAGTCTGCGACAACTCCGTAGACCTTATGGACAGGGTTGTCGTTGCTGATTCTCTTCGACGGCGCACGGCCCTCAAAGGTGGAATAGAAGACGTGATTGGTGTTTGGGTTACTACACCATTCCCTGTAGTCCGCTTTCGATTTAAATGAGGGTTTCTTTGTAGGGAGCTTACTCAGGTCTTCTGTCTTCGTCGTCTTAGTATCGCGCAGGTTACGCAAATATCTGTAGGTCATTATTTTTGGTATTTGGTTAAGATTTCACCCTCTGCATCCAGAGGAATGTCGGGAATCCACTCCGGCGGAGTAGACATGATTTTGATTATTTTTTGAAGGATTTCTTCGGCTTTATCCTCATCACATTCGCAGATGACTTCATCGTGAACGTGGAAGATAATATCTATGCCTGCCTTGTCGATCTCTAGCATCATGTGGCTAAAGATGTCACGGGCCAGAGCTTGTGACATATTCTCCGCTAAAACGCCACCCCAAAGATTCATTTTCCTCAGTTGTCCGTTTCTATTGATTCGGCATAGGTAGTTAGAGCGGCCCCTGTTCAGTATCTTTTCAAGTTTCGAGTAGGTCAGGGTCCGGCCAGAGGGGAGTTTGAGTTTGAGAACTCTTTTGTCCATCGCCCCTTTGACCCTATGATCCAAGTTATTCCAGAATCTAGGAACTTTATGGAGACGCTCACGATACAGATCGACGGCTTCTTCCGCCTCTTCGAGAGGCATGCCATACAACTCAGCAAAACGCTTCGCACCCGCACCGTATCCGCAGCCAAGAACGAGGGCCTTGACTTTGTGCCGGAGCTTCGCGTCCTCCTTTTTCAGAACTCCTTGTTCCTTTGTCCACAAGCCAAACTGGATTGCAAACGCTTCGTAGATATCGTCAGACGCTTGGATCGCGTCCATTGTTGCCCTGTCTTTCGACAGCCAGCAAAGGGTGCGGACCTCAATCTGCGAGAGATCGACTACAACCAGTTTCCTGCCTTTGGGGGCAGTAATCAGGTTACGCATGTTCACGCCGAACATCTCGTCTCTGGGCAAGTTCTGGAGGTTCAGGTTGCCACCACTACCGCTAAAGCGTCCGGTGTGTCCTCCGAAATACATGATACCACCATAGTATCGGTTGTCCGGCATCGTCGCATACTCGAAGCTATCGAGCTTCTTCTTAATCGCATTCACGCGACGCCAGTTTGTGACTGACTCAATCCATTTGTATTTATGCCCATTGGCCTTGATCCACCGCTGGGCATCTACATCAGTCTTAGCCAGCGAGGCAGGTGGCTCAATCCCCATCTTGATACACTCCTCGTCGAAAGCCTTTCGACTTAGGAGAGGCTTTTCGTCTCCCCACGGAATCGCTTTCTCCGTCTCGAAAAGGAGGGCGTTGATGGTCTCCTTACTCTTGCGGAGAGCGTCAGTATCAATCGGGATTCCCCGTTGCACAATACGGCGATTCAGGACACTGATGTCCCGCTCGAACTGGGACCACTTGGACTCGTAGGCTTTCCAAAGACGAAGACAGAGAACGGAGTCCTTGATGGCATACTCTTCTACCTCTCTTTTAAAATCTTCGCTCATACCGTCCCACGTCTTGCCGGACATGTTGTCACGAGTGGATTTGGAGATCTCCAGATCGAAGGCTACCGCAGTGGAGTTCTTCAATGATCTAGGCAACCCGCAAGCAGCCGCCATGTCGGCGGTGCAGTGCCACTCGGCAGGCTCTACCTTCGGCCACCAGCCTTTAGTCACGCCGTAAAGATAAAGCGTTTCGTCAAAACTGGCGTTATGGCTCAGGACCGTTTGCCCTTCCAGTAGTTGCCAGTCAAAATCTTTAGGGTGGCCGACCCACTCTAAACCGTCGTCCCCTACAACGCTAACCATGTATGCGTCGAAGGAGTGGTGGGAGAAGTATCCCAACGGACCTAACTTCTTGATGCTGCAATCGCGGTCATAGTAGGTCTCAAAATCTAATGCGTATATTATCATATTATTTGGTCTCTAGGCAAAGAAAGACCCACTCCGGCAGAGACATAAACCGGAGTGGGCCTGTGCTATGCTTATTCCTCTTCGCCGAAATCGAACTCAAGCGGATCGTGAGTATCGATTACGTGCTTTAGGGCTGCCCTGACAGCCCGAAGCTTTTCGAGGTTTTGGCTAATTTGGTCGAACTGCCCTTCAACGTCGGCAACCATATTGTCGAGCATTTCAACTTCGTCTTTCAGAGCGTCAATCTTCAATTCTTCAGACATGACTACGCGCTCAGAAAGTTGTTTACAAAAGAGGCAACACTGTCATCCACCGTTTCTACGGTAGCGGTCAGAGTTGGGTTAAACCAAGTGTATTTACCTTTGGTCAGTTCCTCCGAAGTAAAGTTCCAGATCTTGTTGTGGATCGCCTGTCCGGTAAGAGCAGCATTCGTTGCCAAACGCTTGTAGGTCGAACGATAGGCGTTCTTCCCTACATTGATCTTACCCAACGCATAGGTGTGGTCACCAATAGGCAACTGGTATGCGTCAACATCAGATGACTCTTCGGGCTGCTGGATCAACAAGGTCAACTCAGCGAACTCGGTCATCTCCCAATCAGATTCCTCTCCGATTGCGTTAGCTTGCTCTTTAGACCAAGCGATGCGTGGGATGTCCTCCTCATCGAAGGGGATGTTCTCCCGCCAGCCCTTTTGAGCTACGACAGGAATCACCTTAAGGGGTTGGTTCGGTGGGGCGAGTTCGTAGGTCTTATCGAACAAGATAGACCCAACGGGGGCTTCCGACTCAGACATCTTCTGACAGATGTTGATTCGTGGAATCTCAATATCTTCGATATCAAGTTCGATTCCAGTTACGTTAGTGGAGAGACCAGTGTTAGCTTCGGTCTCTGCGATTTCGGTTTTGGTATTAGCCATATTTTCTATTCTGTTTTTGGTTTACTGACTCGCGACACTGTGCCGCTCGTCTGATGTTTCGATGATTCCCGCGTTCTCGCAGTCGTCATAGAAGTCTTGTTGTTTGCTCCGGTCTACCTTTTTGGAGACCTTGGCGAGGGGGAAATTAACTTGATCCAGCAAAGTGTCCAGATCAATTCCGTAATTTTCTGCGATTTTTACAAAAGCCGCGTTATCGGAGATCTTTCGGGTCCGCCCCATCGACCGTAACTTCAGGCCGTCAAGCTTCTCCCCATCCTTCAGGGCATCAAGCGTTTTACGTTTGATCGACGCTGCCCAGTTCTCAACGATCTTCGCGATGTTGAAAAGCTCCGAGAGTCGGGCCGGATCGTCAACGTCGGTAGGATCGATGTCCGGTAACGTAGTATCCAGTTTCTTGGCTACGTTGATAACGAGACCACCCAACGCAGGACACACCTCTTCGTGTTTGCAGAATCGGCAATACTGAGTCGGGGTGCATTCATTAAGTTCGGGTGTGCCGTCCTGCCATTTCGGGCGGATCTCTTCACCAGCTTTGATCACTCGACTGAGGTCTTCGACAAGCGTCGGCAGGTCTTCGCGTTTGAAAACGTGAGATAGGGTCGCGTTGTGCTGCGGCACGTAGAACGCAAAGACGATCTCTTCGATGTCAGGATACTTCTGGAATGCTCCGGTCGTGTAAGCTTTGGCCTGCCAGTTCTTCTCCGGCGGATCAATGATCGAGATGCCTGTTTTGTAATCGGCCATGACGGCGCGATCTCCGCCTTTGAGAATCAGGAATCGGTCACAGGTTCCCCATGTCTCAGTGCCATCTAAAGCGACCTCAACTTGGATCTCGTTAAGCTCTTCCTCGATCTCGTCGAAGTTCGTCATGAAGTCCTGCTCCATCTTAACGATCTGCTCGTAGATCTCATGCTCCTCCTCAGTATGGAGGGCAGAAGGATCGAAGACTTCAAGAGCCTCGTGGATTCGAGTCCCCATTTCGGCTGCTGCGGATGTTCCATCACGGCCCTGATAAGCAGCGCAAGCGGCTACATACTTTAGGCTAGATGGAGAAAACTCCGCGTGGCCTCTATCGCTATGGTTGGGTTGTTCGTTCATTATTTTCAAAAGCTAATTCAGGATGTAAGTCGTTTAGTTGGTCTTGATCAAGTCCGTATCCTTTGCCGTAACCTAAATCAATAAGGTTCTCTTCCTTAATCAATTCTTCTTTGTATGCCCAGCCGACAAATTTCACGCAACGGTTTTTGACAATAGCGAGAACATAGACATCGATGTCTGGGTTGACTTTGCGAGTAGATAGCAGCATGCCGTCTGAGTGTCGCGTCGATTTAACATCGTAATTTAATCCGTTGAAGTTACCGTCTGCGCTACCGCTTCTCGGCTTCAGACCTAAATCTGGAAAGGTATTGAATGCTTTCGCAAAGGCATACTCAGCTTTCATGCCCATCACGTCAGCGTCTGCACCATCTTGGTTTCCTATTTTCGCGTCTTTTACACGAGAACTTCTAGCGATCAAGGACCGTAATCTCCCTAATGTTTCGCAGACGGTTATCTCGTCCGGCTCTAATACTATTTTTAGAGCCGGACCTATAACTGGTTTATATTTAAGAGCCATTGGATTTGGCGGTCATTCCGTTTATCCGCTTCACCTCACGTTGGAGGCGGTCGCGTTTCTTGAGTGTGCGCTCAACTTTGTTGTTCAACATGAAGATCTCATCCTCAAGTAGCTTGAGTCTGACCTTCTCTGCCTCTGATAAGTATTTAGTGTTGGTGTTCATTTTGTTGTTTTCTGAATTTACTAATAATGCTGTTTATCGCGTCACGGCCAAGGTTGAACGAACGCGCTATCAAATCTCTCGAATATCCCAAATCGGCTAGCTCAGTGATTACACGATGCCTAATGTGAGAGGATTGCATTCTGGTTTGGATGGTCCTACCTTTTGGGCCGCCCTCATCAAAACGGCTCATTATCCATTTAGGTGGTAGGCCATACTGCTCTGAATATTTTTTGATAAGCCTTGTCGCATCAATGACAATCGCTTCCTGCATCATTTTCGAGTTCTCTTTTATCTCTATGTTTTCCATGATTATTTGATTTCTAGCTGCTTAATATTGTAGAGGATGTTCTCAACAATCTTCTTTATCTCTGGCTCAATGTTGATCTTTTTCTCAACTGATTGAACTGCGTGAGCTACGCTGCTGTGGGATACGTATCCGAAGTAGTCAGCTAGGATCTGTTGCTGTATCCCGTAGAATTTTCTAAGGATACCGACCGCTATCGATCTCGGAATTGAATATCGTGATGCCCTAGACTTCTTAAATAGGTCTCCCTCTTCAACGGAAAATTCTCCCGCCACGAGTGAGACTACTTTATCAATAATGGTCTGCTTATAATTAGTTAGTCCGGCTATTTTGTTCATTGGTGTAAGGTGTTGAGGTTTGAAGTTTTCTCTTCGATTACGCGCATGACATGCTCTTCGATAGAGCCGTCAGCGACTAAGATCTTCTGGATAGCGTCGCTCTTCGCACCGTTACGGTGGATACGGCCTAACGCCTGTAAATGATCTTTCACGTTAAAGGTCGGTGAGATCAACGAGATCCGTTGGCGGTTACCGTTGATGTCATGCAGCGAGATTCCGGTTCCGCCAGCCGCGATGTTGACGACAATGACGTTCTGCTTGTCTGCCTGAAAATCGTCAATGATCTGCTGACGCTCCTCTGCCGTCTGTCCACCGACAATAGCAGGGCAATCGAGCAGACCCGATAAGACCTCAGCGGTATCGGAGAAGTTCACGAACATGACGACGCTGTTGCCTTGTTCGATATAGTCCTTAGCCATGTCCGCCATGTCTTTCGCTTTCAGCGATTCAGCGAGCTGTCTTGCACGTAGCAGATTTACAAGGACCCACTCGCTGTCGTCCACCGATCCGGTGAGTAGGTAATCCTCGATGATCTCCGGCGTGATGCCGAGTTTCTCATACGCCTTCGCGATTTTTGACGCAGAGGTAAAGGCTACAGGCTCCACGAATACACGATTCGCTTTAAAGGAATCAGGGAAGTCATCGACCGTCAGGCGTTTGACGTTCTTGCTATACATGACCTTATTGAGGTCACTGAGCTTTGACTTACGGAGTATCTCCCACGCGCCCCATTCATTCTGGCTACAACCATACTGCATCATCCAGCCATACCAACTCTTGAGGCCGTCTTCAGACTTGTTCAGGTTGTGAAGACCCAACGCGAACCCGATTGGCCGCATCTCTGTCGGGTCTTCGGCGGCAGTCGCGGACATTGCGTGGACGGAGTAGCCTTGAGCTACGAGCGAAACCAGCAGTTGAGCATTCTGGGTATATGGCCCTTTGCATTTGTGGACCTCATCCACGAGCATAAGTGTGTTTTCCGGCAAGTCCCACCTCATGATCTTCTTGCCGCGCTTAGACATAAAGTCTGTCCGGCCAGTCCTGATCTTCTCGTAGTTCAGGACGAACAACGGTTCGATGCCGCACTCGGCGAGTTCGCGTTGCCATGATGGGATCACCGCTTTCGGACAAATAACCGCAACTGGCCTGTTTAATACTTTCGCAAGGTGGCAAGCGACGATGGTCTTACCAGTTCCGACGTGGCTCGTGTCTAGGGTGTTCGAGCCAGCTCTTTGTTTAGCGATAAAGAAGTCGAAGGCTTCTTGTTGCTTTTCGTATAGTGTCTTCATTTATTGTCTATGCACAGACAAATAAATGACGATCAATAATCCGTCCAGAAAATTCTCAACTTTTTTTTCCAGACCAGATGTAGGTGGCAATTAGGTAGGCATCGATCATGCCGTCATGGGGCTTCCGGCACCGTTTGTTCGCGAGCCAGTTCTCTTCAGGCGCGAGTTGTTCCGCCAGTTCTAGGGCGGCTTCTTTGGTCTTTCCTTTGGGAATCCGGCCAAGCATATGCTTCTGCCACTTATGGACGCTTACACGCTTGACCAGATAACGGTGGCTTTCAGCCATACCTAAAAGTTTGCCAAATGAGATCGCCATCGACCGGACGGCTTGGCTGCTTTTTGCGTGTGCGAGCGGTTCTTCAATCGCTAATTCAAAGGAGGAGTGTAGATCTAATATCCACTGATTGACCTTACGGATATCCACCTCCTTTTTCTTGGATAGCTGGATGGTCGGCATGCGAGTCTTCGCAATAACAACACCGTCAAATGTAGATATTGCACAAAGTCCGCCATCGAGTCCGTTGTCAATTCCGATGATTAGATCTGTCATATAGGGTGTTCAATGAATGGAGAAACAGAAGCCATCGTCCGGAGATCTCCTCCGACTCTATTCCCTATATAACTACTCAGACCCTAACCTCGGGCAGAGAATGTTTTGGCATTTATCTTCAATCTCTACGTCACCTCCGCAGTGTTCGCAAAGATCTTCTCGTTCTTCAAGGAAGAGGGCTTTCGCAAGAATCGCATAGTTGACGAGATCCTCACAGGCATCATTGACGGACTCGCCAGCAACCTTCAACTCGCCGTCGTTGACGAATGACTTAATCCGCATGAGCTTATCCTGCATCCGCAACAGTAATCCGGTGACCGGATGAAGACCTAAAGATTGAGCGGTCTTGAAGTTCGCGAGTGCATCGACGGTGTTTTCGCCGCCGCAGTAATCGCTGTTCTTCGCCCGCATAATTTCGAGCGTTTTCTTACACGTCTCTTCGTGTAAACGGAATAGGGTTTCGGGTTTCATAATACTTCTTCCATCTTATCCCACAGGATCTGGAGTATCTCCTCTTGCAGTTGTTCGGCTTCGGGAGAATCGTATCCAAATTCTTCGATGTGGTTACTGAACTCTTCTTCTTGGTTCAAGAGAAACAGTCTTATAATATCTAACTTCTGCCAATCTAATTCTGTATTCATTATTATTTCGTTGGTATTGAGTCTCCCCTAACCAGAAGGCCATCGCCCTCAGCAGGGACAAGAACTCTGATCCCTTTTGGCAACGCCTGCAAGTAAAAAACTTCTTTGGCGGTTTCTGGGATCACTCGATACCAAAGGCCGTCAGCCTTATCGACCGGAAAACGGAAGTCTGCACCGTCATCCACTCGCGTGATGAATTGAGGGTTCATTTCTGGCTGTCGGTTCGTAAACATCTTGAGCGGTTGATTAAATCTCTTTTCCGGTATCTCCGTCAATCGTTTTTTTCTGCCTGATCGCACCCCCACCTTTGTCGGCTTTGGAGTTATTCAGGATCGAGATGTCGATTTGCATCTTACTATTGCCACCACCAGTCTTGGCGTTTAGCCCTAAGTTACGTCGAATGAGCTGGTCGAGTTCTGACATCTCGCGGATCGTCTTCGGACCACGCAGCGTTTTCATTGAGTCCCTCAGCAACTTAATTCCGGCTGCTGCTATGTAGTGCTGGTATTTGTCAGCGGGGGAACTCTGGGCTTCTGCGATCTCGTTGAGGTCGAGGTCTTCTTGTTTCGAGGCCCTGAATCTTTCTTCAACGATTGCAGAAGATATAGTGTCGTTAAAGTGGTCGTCGATATCTTCTTTGAGCTGGTCTGTGTCGGCATCAGGCTTTTGGTGTTCTTCTTTTATCTTGGTATTGTGAATCAGGTTGTCGAGAACCCGCCCGTCTGCTGTGTCCCCATTCATCTTCGGGGCAACGCCATGCTTCCTCAGCCAGTTACGGACAGTGTTGCGGTGGACTCCAATGTGTTGACCGATAGCAGAATTACTGTAACCTTCTTTGCTAAGTCGTAAGGCTTCGGCCTCGACTTCTCTAATGGGTTTTTCAGACATTTATTAAATTATGCCTACAGAAGCAGACAAGCGCAAGCGCGTTCTAGAGCCGCGTATCGACCCAACCACCAAGAAAATGGATGTCGGCGGGTTGATGATCCAACCGACCAGTCTCCTCACTGCTCTGCTATACGGATTCGCCCACCACCCAAACGGTAAGGCGAAAGAGTTTTACTTCTGGCGGATCTGCGACGAACTCTGGAACCGCGAAGACCTACCGGAACCAATGATGGTCCGGCATCCTTGGGCCGAACAGATGGTTCGGGCTGCGATTAAACACAAGTATCTGGCGATTGGTGGTTCTGCTTCGTCCGGTAAATCCCACACAATGGCCGCATGGGGCATTGTCCAGTGGCTCTGCCAACCACGCGACACATTGGTCCTGATGACCTCTACGACGCTACGGGAAGCACGAAAAAGGATTTGGGGTTCAGTCATGTCACTCCTCTCAGTGATCGATGGTGCGCCAATCAAGATTCGGGATTCAATCGGAAACGCAGCGTATGTCGATGAGAACGACACGCTTATCGAAAGAGCTGGCTTATCACTTATCGCGGCAGAGAAATCCAAGACACGCGAGGCTATCGGTAAGTTCATTGGTATCAAGCAGAAGCGCGTTATTCTGATTGGTGATGAACTTTCAGAACTTTCTGAAGCTATTCTAAATGCCGGACTTACGAACTTGTCGAAGAACCCATCCTTCCAGATGATCGGGATGTCCAACCCGAATAGTCGATTCGACGCTTTCGGAGTCTGGTCGGAGCCGAAAAACGGGTGGGATTCCATCGACCCGCAGACCGCAGACGAATGGCCGACGAAGTGGAAGGGGCATTACCTCAGACTCGACGGCGAGCGGAGTCCCAATATCCTTTTAGGCGAAGAGAAGTATCCGTGGCTCCCGACCGCCGCCAAGCTGGAGGAGGACCGGATGCTTTTGGGGGCGGAGTCCAGAGGTTACATGCGAATGGTTCGCGCTGTGTTCTTCGACAGTGACGAGACCACCGGAATCTACTCAGAAGCGGAGCTGGCGAAGAGCGGGTCAATGGGGGAAGTCGATTGGGCCGAGAAGCCGACTATGGTGGCTGGCGTCGATCCGGCCTTCACCAACGGAGGTGACAGGACGATTATGTTCACCGCTGAGGTAGGCTACGCCCGTAACGGTCAGTATGTCTGTAAGCTTGGCGAGGCGATTCACCTGAACGATGACGCGACGAACAAGGCGGTTCCACGAACCTACCAGATTGTTCACCAGATTATCGACCACTGCAAGAGGCGCGGAATCACCGCAGATAACGTAGCACTCGACTCCACCGGAGCAGGTGCGCCGTTCTGTGACGTGCTGGCTGGCGAATGGGAGTCATCCTTCATGCGGGTGACCTTTGGTGGCAAGCCCTCAGACAAGCGTGTTAGCATGAACAGCCAACTGACTGGAGAGGAGCTTTACACGAACCGTGTCAGCGAGCTGTGGTTCGTCGGCAAAGAGTTGATTCGGACAAAACAAATCTACGGGATCTCGTCAGACCTCGCTCAAGAGATGTGCGCCCGAAACTACGATATGGTGAAAACCGGATCCCTGAAGGTGAAGATCGAATCAAAGCAGGAGTTCAAGAGTCGGTTCGGTCGATCACCTGACTTGGCTGACGCTGCGTTTCTGGCTCTCGACTGTGCCAGACAGCGAATGGGTCTGGTTGCAGTGGATCCACCAAAAGAGGAAAGTGGTACAGGATTCAGGAAACAGGTTACAATTAAGAGCCTCAGTGGTGCGCTCAACAATCCTGACGCTTCGCTACTCTCCTGAAGGTCTTTAGTATCTAATAGTTTTCAGGGGGTGGGGTTCAAAAACTTTTCCCCACTACCTTTAGTATCTTATAGTTACTATTAGATACTAATATATTAGAGAGAAAGTTTTCGGAGTGGGGGTCGGGAAAACTATAAGATACTAAAGACGAAAGCCCTCCGTTGACAGTTGCAACGTATTCTGGTAATTTTACGCCGTGGCGAATAAGCGTTTCAAAAGGCTCCCGTCTGGCCGTATCCAATACCACGGCGAGACTTTTGCGGGTTTCAATAAACCCAAGCGTGCGCCCAAAGGCTCGAAGAAGAAGTTCGTGGTCTTAGGGAAAGAGGGCGACAAGATCAAGAAGGTTTCGTATGGGCATCGTGATTACAGCGATTTCACGAAACACAAGAATCCAAAGCGTCGGGCTAATTTCAGGGCCAGACACAACTGCAAAACAGCAAAGGACAAAACAACGGCCCGTTATTGGGCTTGCAAACATCTCTGGTAACCATGGCAGAAGGTCAAATAAGAAAAGACTTAATCAAAAAGGCCCGCAAGACGCGCGCCAAACCCGCTGAAACTACTAAAGTAGAAGAGAGTGATGACCCGAATTCTCAGGCTAGTATAGACGCTGGATCACTCGAAGGCAAGGTAAGCCCTGCACCCGCTATCCGTGAAAAGCGCGAAGGTCTTTCGCCGGACAAAGCTGATATTGCGTTAGATGCAGCTTTTGCACAGATGGATTCTCAAGAGCAAGCAGATCGTCGAGGCATCGCCTCCGACCTTAAAGACTTGTCGAAGCGGGGTGCTTTGACTAGCGACTTACTCAAAGAGGCCCGACAGAAAGCTGAGAAAGCTGGTGTTACTGGAGAGCAGTTCGAGTCGTTCATGGAGAAAAACCGAATCCGTGAAAGGGGTTCCCCGTTCTCTTTTAAGAGACAGAAGTCTGGGACTGGTTTGTTTGATCAACCCGCTCCGTCACCCGAGGCAGCGACTAGAGCAACTCAAAAGGTTTTGTATGAAAGAGAGTTCGGAACGGAACCATTAAGTATGCAAAAAGCGATGCAAAGTGAGGACTACGTAACAGGGTCTTATTCCCAAAACCTTTTCAAGTCCCGCCCCCTCTCTGGAAGAAAAAGCTCTGCTTATGAGAGAGAGGCGAGGAGAGCGAAGAGAAAAGGAGACACGGCTTTAGCGAGTGGTCTTCGTGCGAAGGCTGCGGAGGCGCGAGTCGGTGAGGCTTCGATTGACACGCCTGCACTTGAAAAAGGACGTAGGGATGCAGAAATTGCAGCCGGAGAAGAAGCGATACTGCAAGATAAGGTATTTAGTGAGACAATGAGACGTGCGGCAGAGTCTGATGCTCGTCTTCGTGATATGCAACAGCTAAGGCGTTTACGCTAACGTAAAGAATAAATAAGTATGGCCATCGACTTCAACCAAGACATCGCGCCTCTCCGCCAGCAGTATTTCCCGATGCTCGTTGGCGAACGTGGTTTTGATCAAGCGATGAAATATCGTCAGGAAGTCCTGATGCCTATGCGCGAGCAGACCATGAAGATGCAGGAGCATCAAATGCGTATGCGGCAGCAGGATCTCGCTTACAAACAACAGAAGTTTAGTCTACGCCAAGCTAGAAAAACAGCCCGTATGGAGAATGAGGCTATGGAGCGTATTCCAGAAGTCGTGGATCAACTCAATACTATCATAGATCGAAAAGATCAGAATATCTTTGATCAGCAGAAGGATCTCGCCAAACTACAGATGCAGTATCAGACTACTGCTCAGTTCTCGCCTTTGATTAACAATCTGTTTAAGTCAGCTAGCAACTCACTAAGTAATCAGTATAAGCAGCAGGAAGAAGTTTCCGGTATGTTGTATCAAGCTGCCGTGAGTGGTGTTCCCGTTGATACTGTTAGGACGCAAGCTGAGAGAGACGGCACCGTGACTCCTCGTGAGCAGATCGCGATTGACATCTCTGAAGCTGTTCAGAAAAAAGGTCTCGATAAAGTTCAGAAAGCCCAAGCCGATTTATCTAGGGTGCAAGAGGAGCAAAGAACTACGGCCCTAATTAAACGAGCTGAAGACGACTATGGCAACGTCATTAAAATGTCTCCCGTCGATATCGGTGAACAGATTGAGGCTGGTCTTTTAGAGGGAGTGGGGGAAAAAGTCGATTTAACTAAACTCGAAGCCATCGCTACAAAGGCTACGCAAGACATTACCTTTGAAGCCGCACCAAGATTTCAGTTGGAGCGTCTCTACTATGACTATTCGTCACCTGAAAAGCAGTTCTTTTTAGATAAGAATCCTTCTGCCCTCAGTAAAGAGTCCTTCTCTGACGCAGATCTCTACAGGGCAGTCTTGAGGCAGACCAGAGCCATCATGCAGTCTGCTTATAAAAAGCCTGAAGGCCCTCCAATTATTTCTAGTTTGTTTACACCTAAGCAACCTTGATCACTTAAACTACATTACTAATTACAGACCAAACCTTTTCAGCTATGTCTGATCTGAACCTCACCGAATCCGAGAAGAGAATCTTTACTGATTCTGAAGCCCCGAAGACAATTAAGCCGTTCGCTGAGTGGTCTGAAGAAAATGTAGCCCCAAGCGATGACCCGCAGAGTTTTTTGAACTATGCGGATTTCGTGCGTAATGAGCTAGGAGATGCCTACGATGCTCGTGCGGAACAGGACATTCAAGTTGGTCTGCGCCAAGGACTTAGCTTAGTTGAGGGTATGACCGAGGAGTCTGTCGAGCAGGCTCTCGCTCCTAAAGACGTTGACTTCGATACTAAACTTAATGTTGTATTTTCTTCTCTGGGTGTAAACGACCCTGACCGTCAGGTTCTTTTGGATTACCAATCTGGTTTGGAAGTTCTCTCAGAGCAGCCTGATGCCGCAGAAGAGTTCCGCCTGAAGGTAGATGCAATGCGCGAGCAGGCTGAAGTAGTAGTTGGCCTCCGCTTGGACCAGACGAAGGAGGAACTTGTCAAAGCGAACCAGCTACCGTTTGCTTTCGTTCAAGACGGAAAAGGAGGACGCGAGTTGTTAGTCAGCGACTTTGCTTCTGAAATGCCTTTGCTTAAAGCTGTTAAGTCCTCCCAGCTTGGCGGTGTATCCTTTAACCCTGAAGACATAGCCATTATCCAGAATAACCTTCAGGTGATCCCCGATACCGGAGTCACTGTATACAAGACGAAGGAACTGATGGAGATCTCCAAAGGTATCGTCGAGCTTGCTAAGAGTGATGACTTTGTTTCCGAGTTTGTGGATGGTCATTCTTTGCAGATGGCTCGTGAGAAGGACACTACTGCTGAGTCGGTTTCTCGTGCTGTCGGCAGCACCGTTTCTGAGTTCTTGGGTGCTATTGGTGTAGCGGATGATGCTATGGATGAGCGGAGGGAGAACGTGAGGTATGCCAGCATGCGTAATATCGACGATGCTGTCGAATACATTACGGATCAGCTTAACGAGAGTGGTGCTAACTACAAGCCGAGTGATGTGCGTGATGCCTATGAAGCACTCGTTGTTCAGAACGGTTTCAGCAAAGGTGTCTTCACCCTTCGTTCGGAAGGCAAAGAGATTAGTGAGAACATTATCTCAACTAAGTTAGGCGCACAGATTAACCCTGCTGTGTTTGTAAACGATGAACTTTTTGCGAAGTCCATAGCTTCCCACCCTGAACTGTCTGACCAAACCAAGAAGCTCTTTATAAATTCTCGTGAGATGGTCCTCGAAGATCAGTTCGAGAACTACAGCAAGGTTCTTGACGAGTCCAGCTATTCTGACGAATGGTCCGAAGCCCTTCTTCTGGGTCGTCAGGCTGGCAAGAAAGACGCGGACATCTTAACAGAATTCACTGCGGACAAAGAAGTATTCAGTGAATTGGGTGCGAGGACGAGCGGGATTGCTGCTTCTGTATGGGATTCTATCGCCAGCCTTGTCTACCTTGCTCCGGCTGCTTTAGGAGTTGATTGGGGTAAGGAAGGTCTACAAGACATCGCGAAAGATCAGGCCAACCGCAGGCAGATTGCCCAGATGTTTGGCGCAGATTTTGGCGTAGGACAAGATGTCATGGAGGCCATCGCCCCCATGATTGTAGATATTGGAGCGACCTTCCTGCTTTCTACAGCGACTGCCGGAGTGGGTGGGGCTGCTTACCTTACGGCGAGGTCAGGTGCCAGACTAACGAAGGCTGGCTTTGTTAAAGCGATTACCAGCAATGTCCTTAGAGCTGGTGATGACACTATGGAGGCCGTTGCCAAGACTGCTTTAGCCCGTAACCTGATCCGTGAATCCGCCGAGGGAGGTGCCGTTAAAGAAGCCATCAAAGCATATAACAACGCAGTGGCTCAGAAGATGGGACTTGCCGTTGGAACATTCGTTCCTGCTGCCTCTCGATCTTCCGCCATGAGTTACGGCAGTATGTATAACCAGCTCAAGGCTAGCAACCCTGACATGAGTGATGACGAGCTTCATGACAGAGCGATGGGCTTCGCAATGACCGCTGGTGTTGCTACGGGTCTTATTACGTCAGCCTTCAGCACGATAGGTCGCGGTGGTGTGGAAGACGCCTTGTTAAAGGGGATGACCTTCAGAGAAGCGAAAAATGTTTTAGGAGCTTTAGCCAACACCGGAGGGATTACCAACGACGCCCTGAAGAGCGCGATGGGTAAAGCCCTTAAAAATTCCCTCGCCAAGCATAGTAACCAGTTCCTTAGAACCAGTGGTAAGATTGCGAAAGGGGCGATTGATGAAGGTCTGGAGGAGGGCATTGATCAGTTGGTGAACTCATACATCGAGGACGTGGCCCTTGATCAGACTACCCCTCTTATTGATCGTTGGAAGCAAGTCGTCCATGCTGGCATGGTCGGTGGGGTCTTGGGTGCTGGTGTCCCCGCAGTCCAAGCTGGAGCTAGCCGTGTTGGTGTGACGCCAATGGATCGAGTCGAGCAAGCGGCCAGACTTCGGGAGGAATACTACGAAGATGTAGCCGCCAACCTCCAAGAAAGTGGAAGCCCCATTTCGGCTGAAGTAGTAAAAAATGTTATCGACCAGAGTAAGAGGACCATGCCTGTAGCTGCACCCGTAGTCGAGGCAGAGCCAGAGCCAGAACCAGAAACTCCTGATAAGAGAACTGAAGTTCAGAACTCTCTGGATCTCGCCCAACAGGAACGCACGGCGTTCCAACAAGAGTTGGAGCAACTTGAATCAATCGAAGAACCTGACGAGGCTCAAGTAAACCGCCTTGGCGAACTCAATACCTTAATCGCGGAGAAAGATAACGATATTATTGGGTTCACTGATACCCTCAATTCTATAGAGGTTGAGGAGGGAACCCCTGCTGATGAAGGGCCTGCTAAAGTTCAAGACCTCTTGAAGGAACTTGAAGGGGCGTCTCCAGAAGAAATCAAGTATCAGGTTGAGCGGTTTACCCGTAAGAAGAATATGGCGGGGATCGTGGGTGAGGTCCCTGAATCCAAGAGCTATGCTCGGAGGGTATCCAGAGATAAGATCCAATTTGAATCTGCTCCCACTACCTCAGAGAACCTACCGATCATTCAGCGTAAAGCGATTGATCTTGCTAGCATGGGATATCCTCAAGAGATCACCTATAAAGAGGATTTTGGTCTCCCAATTTATAGCGATGCTGACGCGGCAACCTTCTCTGACTATGTCGCCTCTTCGACTTACACCATTTATCCAACCGTAAAAGTTAAGGAACCTTACGGAGGATCTGTTTTCCAAAGTCCTTCCAACCGGAAGCGTTTCAATCCCGTTACTGGTAAAAAAGATACCGTAGCAGGTTTCATTGATGAGAACGGCGCGGGTGTGTTCGACAACGATCCGGTCGTGGTTGCTGAAATGCTTCGATCAAATGTTCCCGTATCGGTCCCAAATAATTTCGCGATGTCCGGCCTCAACCCGTCGATCATTGTGGACCCCGATAACAACGTGATTGATGTTGTTGCTCTGTCTCCCGACGGCAACATTCTCGAATCCAAGGTTACCGGAGCTGAAGCGAACCGAGAGTTATACTTTAACAACGTAAAGGCCAGCCGTCTCGCAGCAGTCCCATTTAAGAGTGTGGAGCTTCCTGCTGGTGTCGGGCGTTTCGACACCACCAATGGAGCCGATCAAGAAGGTGACTTCACCACTGTTGCCCAGATTAAGGTCTCTTTGAACTCTTTCTTGGATGAGTTGCAGAAGACAGGCGACGAAAGAAACATCGAGGCTCATTCACGTATGGAGCCTCTCTCAAACGCTGAAGACACTGAGGCCCAACTACAGGCATTCATCGATGCCCGTGAGCAGTTTGTCTTCAATGCCCGTATGTTTGAACTACGGGACGCTCTCCAGCAAGATCCGACAGACAAGGTAGGTAAGTTCCTTAGTCGGGTCAACCTGAAGAAAGAAGCCGCAGCCAAGAGAGTTCTTCCTTTGGTATCAATCGATAAGGCAGGTGATCTTAGTAACGATGCTATCATCGAGACCTTCGTTGACCAGTATGCAGTCAACAACCCTGACCTCTCCGGCAACACTCCCCCTTCGTTTGCTTCGGTGTTATCCAACTCGACAAGAAACTTTGCGGTTCAGAAAGAAGCAATGGACCGTCGCCACAACACCGACGCGACACTTACCTTCCCACTGGATAAGAAGGACATCACTAAGATTGCGAGAAAGCGTAGTGACTTCATTGAAAACTTTGGGCGGAAGCCAGACGGTGGTGCTGCATCTCCTGAAGATGTCGCGGCAATGATGGTCTCGTCCATCGACAATGCCCTCGACGCGATCAACTCTGACCAGAAGCTGCGTGTTTCTGTGGAAGACTTCGTCACCAACAATGTCTTCGATGGGTCTCCTCAGATGCAAGAGGTTGTCCGTAGCCTTAGCCCGAAAGATTTGTTCGGGTTCCTTTCGTCTTGGGTCGTGACCAGTAATGGTCGTATCCGTAATTCAGTTAGTGAGTTCGTAACCAGCCTTGAATCCGGCTCCCTGTTTAGGGGTATCGATCTTAGGGATGCCCTCATCGCGACTCGTTTCACAACTCGACCTGATGGTTTGGGGATCGCTAACAAGTCCGCAGTGGGGGAGTTCCAATCCTTGTTTGCTGACTTCACTGGTGAGCTTCTGACGGTCGAGCAAGCACGCAACACGATGCTGGCTATCGACGGAGCTTTACGCACTAGACTGTCGAGATCGCAGATAACTGAGCAGATGAGGGTAGAAATCACTGCCCGCAACAACGCGACCATAACCAAGCTGGGACTCAAGAGCGGTGATGCTCAGAGTGTTGTTAAGGCCCTCAAGAACATTGCCAAAGGTATGGGCAACAAGAATGAGCAGCTTGCAGCCAAGCTCCTTCTGGAAGATACCAACTTCATCGAGAACAATGTCCGCTTCGTAATCGGAGAGGGTAATATCGATATCGCTGGTAAATACATTAAGTCGATCAACGGAAACCATATTGTATTCATCAACCGCACTTCCGGTAGTGGACGTGGTTTGGTCAATACCTTACTGGAAGAATATATTCATGCCTTTACTTCAGATACGGTCGCAGCAACCGAAGCTGCCCTTGCGGCAAACAAGAACAAAGCAGCAGCGCGTAAGAATCTTGAAAAGATCTTTAATGGTATCGCGGCTAACTACGATGCTGAGGTAACGTCTGGAGAAGTCCCTAACTCCGTTGTGGCGGATGGTGTGGAGAACCTAGATGAATTCATTGCCAAGTTCTTCTTGGTGGATGAGTTCCAGAACTACATCAAGAAGACTGTTGGGCCTAACTCGTTCGACAGTATTATTGATTCCATTGTGACGATCTTCCCGAAGGTGAGTCCATCTGAGAAGCGTTCATATGTTTCCGCTTTCAGGGACATCCTCGATCTCGGTAAGCGCGGTCGTAAGCAGACAGCACCAGACGCTAAAGCACTTGGATCTTCGGCTGCGGATAAGGTGTTGTTCAGTGCGCCCATCTCCTCTTCTCCCACTACCGCCCAAGATGCTGAATACCTTGCTGCCGTCGAGTCCGGCGACATGGAGGCAGCACAGCGGATGGTGGATGCCGCGATACAGAATTCAAACTACAAAGCAAAAGGCGTGAGAGCAGGGGTTTACCGTGACGGTGTCCCCCTTATGCCTAGTGAGAGAGGATTACTCGGGTCTGGTTTTTACGCTATCTTAGATGGGAAAAAAGAGGATGTAAGACAGTTTGCTGGCCCTCTTGTTGGCCCAGAACGCGACGATAAATCATTGGAAAGTCGCGTGGATGACTTGGCTATCGACCTCGGAGATAACCCCATATTTCTTGATGGGACGGACGGGATCAATAAATACATCAGAGAGAACGGATTGGAGGATCAGTTCAAGAAATGGTTAGCTTATCAAGATGCTGTGAATACCGCCTACAAATCAGTTGGGGGTAAAAGACCGGAATCATTGGAGGAGGTTAGAGGAGGAACCATCCAGCGAGATTTGGAAGATGTTGGCACAGGCGTTGGGGCGGGATTCAAATCACAAAACACACGCAATGATGCAAACTTCCTACTTGACCGAGTTGTGTCTGCGATAGTTGTGGATCATAGCAAATCATACGGTGAGAGGGACTTCAAAGAAGTTGTAGTGGCTAACCCTAACCAGATCAAATCCGCCGAACCTGTCACTCGCGACGCAAACGGCAACGTCATCCCACTGAGCCAGCGGTTCGATGAGACGAAAAGCAGTATCCTCTTCTCTGCGCCTTCAATGGAAGCAACGGTAGATCCAAACATTCTAGAGGGAGTTCCAGAAGATCAAAAGGGTCTGGTGAGCCAAGGCATTAACTTGATTAGGTCTTTGTTGCCGCCTTCGATTCAAATTAAGGTAGCGGAAATAGATACAGGTGGGAGTCTGGCCTACGCCAGCAAGGACGAGTCAGCGATCTTCATCAATCGTGGAGTTCTTGCCAACATCTTGGCAAGCCGTGACTTTGACAGCCTCTCCGCTAAGAACATCATTGGGGTTTCAGTTAATGAAGAAATCGCACACATCGCTGGCTTCAACGCCCTGACTCAAGAGGAAGTAGATAACTACGTCGAGTCTTTGAGTGACGGCGACTACCAGAAGATCATTACTGAGTATACTCAGAACAGCCCTGATTCTGTCGCAGCAGCATTGAGGGCTGAGTTGGCTTCTGAAGATGCCGACGTTGTCTTAGCAACTAAAAGGCAGCTCGCTGAAGAGAAGCTTCGGATGCACCTCCAGAAAGTCACTAAAGGATTTACCACCGAAGAGGATGTCCGCTTCTGGAAGAAGAATCCCAGCCTGCTCGCTATGCTCAAGCGTTACTTCGCTGGTGTCATGCGTCGATTCGCCGCGAACCGCGAGCCATTGGGTGGTGCGGGTGGTGCGGCCCTCAACAAGATGGTGAACGAGATGCGAGCCATCGAAGTTGGGTTTGTCCGC